TTTAAACCGAATAGGCATATTAAAGCCTCTTTAAAGGGTCTTTTATCGCACCGGACTCTACTAGCCGGTTCCATTCTAAGATTCTAAAGTCATCACCTTGGGTAGCCATAACCGAATCACCGGTCAACCGAATACACCACACGTCCCACGTAGGTACGGGTATCAATAGGCAGGCTATTCGGTTAAGCTCGTGATGTAGTTCATCTAATACCGTGGTCATGTAGTGAGCACTATATTGATCTACGCCATTACTCGCAAACCAAGGCAGACTGCGCTCTAGGGCGTGTTCAAAACGAGTGCTCGGTGTAGTCCATCTAAAGCGTTGTGATAGTTTATCGTCTAGTAACGTGAATATTAGATTACTCCAGTCGTAATCACGTAAACTGACCAAGGGTAAGTTAAACTGAGCCACGAAGTCTAACGTTTGTGTTTTTAATAGGTTAGTGGGTTCATCGATGGATATTATGGCTGTCATTGTAGCACCTTAAAATAATTCTAATACAAGGTCATTATCCGTTAATGTATAGTGTGATAACGCTAATGAACGATAGGGTGTCTCATTTAATGTCGCAAACATGCTCTGTATCCACGTATCTAAACTGGAGTGCAAATACCGTGGGGTTGGATTTACGCGTTCCAGGATATCTATGGTCGCTGCTAACGGATTGCTTAGCGGGATTAAAAACACGTACTGTAATCGTTCTAGCAGCCAAGCTACGAATATGTCATCAGCTCGATATTGGTCTACTGGCGGATTAAATGAGGGTACTATGTTTTGAGTATAAATAGACCGTAGGTCGTAAATATCATAAATAAAACAGGCCATTGGGTTACTCCTAAGGCGGGGTTCGTAAAGATAATATATACCTAGGATTTATTCGCCTGTAAGACATAGCATGATCACTGTCTGTTAAAAAACACTTTACTATTGGAGGTTCGTGATGAACCCGGTTACCTATGCGTTAAATCAAGTACGATATGAGATACCTAGAGAGGTATTAGAGAAGGTATTCATATCACAGTTCAACTACCAACTAAGGAATCCGATCTCGCTGGACTCGCGTATACGTGAGGAGGTCATTGTACCACGGGTGTTTACAGACTGTAATATCATGGGTGGTACGGAAACCTTTATTCGATTAAATGGTCTACCGCGTGAAGACGTGGATGCGTTCACGTATATCTATCGCATACCTAAAACCTTAACGCAGGGACGTACTATCACCTCAGCGTTATCTGTTACGTTTGGTGAGGGTGCTGTGGTAGGAGCCACTAACCTAGTGCCGATGCACGGAAATGCGTTATTAGACGCGGCGTCCGGACTATTAAACACAAGTAGTCCTATTCCTATTATATCCTCAGCTAAAGTTAAACTAATAGCTGAGAACACGATTATGATCGCGGATAATATGTCATTACCAACTAACATATTTTTGCGGTGTTGGTTAGAGAACGATACAACGTTTAATCATATCAATCCGCGTAGCTATCCGCAGTTTGCTAAGCTAGTATTACTAGCCGTAAAAGCGTATATCTACGTGAACGCAATGATACCGATGGATAAGGGTGAGATATTTGGGGGTAATCAACTAGGGCGGTTTAAGGAAGTGGTGGATAGCTACAGTGATGCTAATGAGATGTATGCTACGCATCTTAAAGAGGTGTGGGGTAAGGTAGCGATATTGAATGATTTCGATGCGCATAGACGGCATCTACAGATGATTACAGGCGGGGCATGGTAGGGCATACACAGAGAGGCCAATGGCCTCTCTGTGGCGTGTGCCGTTATGGTCTACGGACGTAACGGACTATTTGATAAGCAGCATATCCGAGCGAGACGTCGAACGACTGTACGTCAGCTTTGACCCAAAGGATGGGATCGATGTTTGGGAACCATTTATCACCGGGATAGTCATAATCGATCTCGGTGATCAGCAACTCGTCAGCATAATGTATAGCTTGGTTATATACTGACTCGCCACCTATTACGTAGCAGGTGTCTAGGTCTTTTATAACCGCATGTGCCTTAGCTTTACGAATACCTTCCCTTAAGCTACCTACTGCCGTTAGGTTATCAGGTACTCTATCGTAGTACGCATCCATGAACTCCTTAGGTTTAGACGTAATAACAATGTTAGTGCGTTTAGGTAACGGGATAGATCCTAAGGAGATGAACGTACCGCTACCCATTAACACCACACCGTTAATCGTAGTGCGTCTAAAGTGCGCCATGTCTGCCGGTAGCTCATACGGCAGACCGCCCTTATAGGCGATCACACGGGTATGCTTAGACATAGCTGCTATGATTACTACTTTGATTTTATCCATGATCACCAACTCTGGCTAGGTGGTAGTTTAGTATCATACGGGCGCGCATTAAGCCATTTAGCAACTTCTTCTAAACTGTCTAATACGGTAGCACCGTTCCTTAGTACTAGGTCTTTAACGGCCTCCAACGACATTAGCAGTGAAGCATCGTATTCCACGCTAGCGTGAGCGACTACGCAGATTATGGTTTGTGTGGGGCGTTTATTAGAATCGTCTACAGCTTCGGCGATGCTATACACACCACTAATCAACGGTGTGATTACGTATAGGATGTAATCGCAGCTATTGCGTTGTTTAAGCTCTTCGAGTTTGCTCGCATCCGTCCAGTCGGCTACGACCGGGTTAAAGTAGTTAATGTCTAGTAACGGGATCAAGTGGGTACGCCAGTCTTCTGAAATACAGGTACCGCCTAAAAACACGGTAGGTCTGCTAGGTAGCATAATTATCTCCATGGTAGTGGTGTGTAGTTTAGGATGCTATCGATAAACTCACTAGGGGTTGGTGTGTAGTTTAGGGATGCTATCGATAAACTCACTAGGGGTATTACGGTGTTGGCGATATAGATCTGCTAAATCACAACCCATGATAGGATTAAACTCTAGACCTGGCTCTAGTATTAACTCAGGTACGTTTAGTTGTATATACTGCGTAACTTCGGTATGTTCTAGGGCTCCAATATAGAACGATTCATCTACCCGACCTTTACGTAATACGGCTGGGTCAATGTTGGTAACGTCGTTGGTGGTCATGAATATAATCGTGTCGTGTAAAGGACATACGCCGTCGATTGTGTTTAAGAATCCCGATAGGGTTAGCGTGCTAAAATCGATATTAACTGTTTCATTAATAGCTACGTTACCGACTGCTTCGGGCGATTCGCCTATGGGTTTTAATACGTCATCCTCGGGTTCCGGTTTAGGTACTAGCTTAGGTCGTAAGCCGTTACGTGTTTTAAGTGCATTACTAGAATCGAAGTCTTCTATCAGTACAAATGATCCGCTATCGATAGTGCCGACGGCTTTGTCAAAACTTGTATCGGACATACTACCAATATTAATACGGTAGATATCGTTCTGATATTGACTAGCTAATGCTCGTACTAAAGTGGTCTTACCGCTGCCGGGCGGACCGTGTAATAATATCACTAGTTTATAGGGAATACCGCGGTCTTTATACCATTGCTCGCCTTCTTTAAAATCGTCAATCGCTTTTAGCAAGGCGATTTTTAGATTAGCATTAATAACTACCGTGTGTAACGAACGTGGTCTAACGATTACGGGGTCATCCCATGACTTAGATCCCCAGGTATATGCGTAATGTTTATCCTTAGCTGGCTTGTAGGTAAACTCACCCATCATCTGTTTAACAATATCCACATTACGGGTAAGGCCGTGTACACTAATCTCTTCCTTCATTTTATCGGTAGCGCCAGATTCCTCCTTAACCCGTTTAAACCAGAACAGTCTACGGCGGTATATAAAGAACTGGATGCCGTAACCAGCGCCAAATACATTGACATAGCCACCTGTACGCCACTGGCGTTCTAGTGAATAGCTACGAGCTACGGTAGCAAATCCTTGTTCTAAATACCATGCTAGGAAACACTGGTAGTTAAGTTCATTACCCCCATATCCAGCGTTGTTAAACGTAAGCGTAGTGGTTAGCTGTCGTTCGGTGTAGTCGTAAATAGCTTTAGGGATGTTCCGTAAAAAATAGGTTACCACACCCATAATCCACATCATCAACACCCCACCAAACACAGGCGCGTGTTTGGTGAACTCAACCATTGTTTCATATAACTGTTGTAGTTGATTTAACACACAGCCTCCTTAGGGGTTAGTGAACAGCAACGTACCGATCGCCAGCCGTGATTCGGGGTAACCGCTCCAGTTAGTCTCTGGCACCGGTAGTCGATCGACTAGATAGCCGGATTTATCAGAGTATTTGTAGCCGCTGATGACAGCTACGGGTTGTGGTTCGCTAGGTACGTCTAGATCAGACGTTCCGGCGGACGGATCTTTGTTAATGAACTCACTACAGCCAAACCCTGGTCGGGTTAATAGATTGGCATGTAAGAACTCTTCTGTGGCTATAAAACTACCCACGTTACTTACATTGGCTGACAACGATTTGCCGGCGCCATCTGGTAAATCTATTATCGATTCGCCTAGCAAAGACATGTCAGTACATATCCCTAATCCTAACGAATAACCTAGGGTGGTACTACCCGTTACTACGTCCATATGGCGTTGCCATCGTTTACACTGACCACAGGTCGGTTTCATTATAGTACTCCGGTTTAGATAGCTACGTCTGCTTTAATATACGGATGTGTGTTATAGTTAGTTAACGCGCCCACTAACTCAGTAACCGTGTGGTTAGCAATGTTGATGTTAACCGGTAGATTTAAGGTAGGCAGATCATACGGGAGGCGGGTTAGCATCTCTTTAACTTGATCTAAATGGTTAGTGTAGATATGCACGTCCCCGAACGCAATAATAAGATCACCAACCTCAAACCCACACTCATTCGCTAACAAGTGGATCAGTGTTGCGTAGCTGGCTATATTAAACGGCACGCCTAGAAACATATCAGCGGAGCGTTGATAGAGTTGTAAGCTTAAAGCATTGCGTTTAATACCTAGCTTATCCAATAACTCATGCTGGATTACAGGATCACTACCGGCAGTGTCAGTCATCTGTAAACCCGCATACTCACGCCGTTTATTAAAAATATCCATACGTTCTTGGATCGTCAACTCCTCTACATAACACTGCCATAACGTGTGGCATGGCGCTAAAGCCATGCGACCGAGAAGTACGTTCTGTTCTGGCGTCTCGGTTTCATCCGGTAAATCAATAGGATTCCAGGCCGATACAATATGTCGTCTAGACATTGGGTTGTTCTTTAGACGCCGCACTAAATCCTTTAGTTGATCTATATGAATATTACGGTTAAGATCTATTGTCCACGTGCGCCACTGATGGCCGTAGATAGGGCCTAATGCTCCTTTAGGTTGTATCAGCTTTGGCACAGTCTTAGGGATATGTGCGCTATTTAAATACGCTATACCTGCCTTAATATCGCCTTTAGTGCGTAGCACTTTACGAGCCTGGTCTTTAGACATATTTAACTTAGTGGCTAATAGTTCGCATCGTTCATAAAACGATAGTTCACGCTCTTCGTAGAAGTCTTTAGATAGCGCCCATTCGTCCCAGATCTTAGCACCTAACTCATGGAGCCGTTCATTATCTGTACTACCTTCTAAGAACCAGACTAATTCAGCAGCTACTGCTTTGTAATTAGTTTGCTTTAAAGTAAGTAATGGAAAACCGTCACGAAGATTAAAACGGACCTGCTCACCGAATAGTGAGATAGTGCCTGTACCTGTGCGATCGCCTCGGCGTTTACCGTTGGCTAAAATACGATTAATTAATTCAACATAAGGTGTCATGTTATACTCCGTCGGGTGGTAGTTTGGTTAGGAGGCAGCTGCCTGATATTTCACGGCGCTGGCCGGTACTATCATCAAACACATAGCGGTCATCAAATCGGATGATGCCGCCGAAGGCGACGCCATCGTAGGTATTAAGTGCACCGGAATAACATTTAATGCTAGTACGGGCATTGGGTTCTTCAGGCTCTTTACGTACACACCCTATGAACGTAAAAGATACTATTAATAGTATTATTAATAGACGGATATTCACGGTGATACTCCAGTGGTTGGTAGTGTTGTGAAAATACAAGGTCCTTGTATACGCATATCAGTATTAGTAGCACGGTCGTGTACGATGGTATAGCTAGCGTAGAACGTGATAGCGCCGATGGCTACGCCTTCGTAAATAACAGTACCGCCAGACCAGCATTTCACTTGGGTGAATTCGGGCGGTGGTGACTTGGCGACTGGTTGGGTATGTGGGGCATGGCGGATATAAATACCGGCTACACTACAGATAATTATGACGAACGCTAAAAAACGGATAGACATGTTATTATTCCAGTGGTTGGTGGTTTAGTGGGTATACAGTACTCGCGATAATATTCCAAGGCGCACATATAGCACCTAGTATAGTTAAAATAAATAGACGGTAATACTAGAGGCTACCAATTAGGGTAGCCTCTAGTATAGGTTACGCGGTAGTGGCCACTTTAGTGGCGTATAATAACAAACCGATTAAGTTTAGGCGTTCTAGCGGGTAGTTAGGATTTGCGCGCCTATCGGCTGTAACTAAGGCAAAACACTCATCACGAAGTGACCTGGTCATAACTGTGCTTCCTTAGTAATCGATTTTAGCAGGGATCTGCTGAATTACATCGACTAAGGTATAGTTCATAATTAGCAACTGGGCATCGTAGTAGCCATATAGCTTTTCATTCGGCCGCACCATCACGCCAATATATAACTTGTCGTCACGGCGGTTATGGTATTCATCAAACTTCGCTGTATCGCAAATATCCTGTTCGCATGAATCGAATACCTTTATAGCCACGTCTAGGGCTATAGGAAATCGTTCGTCGGGGTAATGTTCTTTTACCCACTCAGTAATAGCTGCAACATACTCTTCGCGATCTACGGCAACTAGATCTAATAAATCACAACGCTGATCAAGGGCTAAGATACTGGCTTTCTCTTCGTACCGCTGCATTTTGTGCTGGCGTTGTTTATAAACCGGGTCGACCAAGTGGGCGACTAACTCTAACAGATTAAACGTTTTAAACAGTAACATGGTTATAGCCTCGGTGCTGGTTTATCGATAATAGTACAACGTGTACGACCTTCTATTACGCACCAACCTAGTGGTACGCGTGTCGTTAGATCGTCATTTATTTCTACGCAGAGCGTGCTCATGAAGTTTTTAGTAATGGACGTATAGACTAACTCCGTTATAGTGCAATGTGTGTCATTAGCAATAAGTAGGGTAATATTAACACGCCACCATCTCGGCTTAACCATCATCTTGCGGCAGTTGTTATGATACTGTACAGGGGTCTGTACAGTATCTAGATTATCGTTGACGGTATGGAACGTAAAAGTAGCGTGGTCTTCTAAAGCAGGATTACGTTGCGCCATGGGTTTATCCTAATGGTAGTAGTGTGGTCTACGGCACCCCGACCGTAGCCAGAGTCGCCGTTGTAAATGTTTAGTGCTTCGTACGAGGCCGTTAGTAATTAGTTTATAGCCAGAGCGCTTACCGCGCACGCCTAGCCCATCGTCCAACGTATAAGTGGCGCGCTGCTGCTCCAGTCTACGCAACAGCCTATAGGCGCGCTGATAGTTATCTACAGCTATATACGTAGTCCACGGTTCATATGCGCGATTCCTAAACGCGTAGAATGGAGCCCGTGGGTACGGGTCTCCGTGTATGAATATATAGTCGTCACACTCGACTATATGGCGTTTACGCACCAGGGATCCGAATATATACTACAACATCTACACTGGTAGAGTTACCAGGGTTTTTATTGATTACAGCAATATAAATACGTCGACCACGGACGATTTGGCCAATAGTAGGGGTAGTATCAATAGTAGGTTGTAGGTATGCTTTATGCAGCCACTCTTCTATATATCTGCCTGCTGCGGTATCGAAATCTGGTAAGCGTGAGAACGATTCGAAACCAGACTGTGGTAATGCCATACAGCTAACTGCCTTAATGGAACTATCAGTACCGCCTACTGTCTTAATCGTATACACCGCGTCAGGCTTATTAATTACATTACACGCCATACTAACCGACGGGTCGTTAAATAAACGGTAGAGTCTGGATACTTCGTCAGCGTCCGGATGTACTGCGGGTGTAGAAACAAGCTCCGGTGGTGCCGACGGCAGTGTGGTGTGTAATGTAACAGGTGTAGCATTACGTAAATAAATGCTGGCTTCGACGCCATCTTTAATAATGGAGCTAGGTTCGCACACTATGATACAACTGTAGTTATCGCGGGTTAGCTTAGCGTATATTTTAGGCGAATGCATAGGCTTAGCTAACGCTAGTTGGAGCTGTTCGTATAAAAACACTTTAGACGCTGCATTAAAGAACGGCATATTAAGGAAATGCTGGAACTCCTCCGCTGATAATGATTTACAGGTAATAGCGGTCAACGACTCACGTTCTAAAGTTCTAACACCTACCATCGTAGTCCCAGACCCTACGATAGCTGTAAAATCTTCCGTGTATTTAACTGCCTGTTGTTTAAATAACCGCTGTAATGCATCTGCTTCATCCTCGACAGACTCACTCACACTAACGGTACCTACCGGGTCTGGCTGCACTATATGTAGCGCGGCACCTAAGATATTAGCTGCTTCATCCGTATCCATCGATGCGGCTTTGGTATCTAGTTCATCGGCGTAGTTCATATTGTCGATAAGCTCTACGGCTGCATCACCCCACCCACGAACGATTTCCAGATATAGCCGAGTAGACTCTAGACGTACGACACGCACGTATTCAAAAGACGGAGTATCTGCACGTGATAAATAATATTTATCGATTAATAATCCGGGTTCTGGTTGTGACTCAATATCGCGTACGAGGCAGCTTACCTCTACGCACTGTAACGAATCACCAAGGATGTTGTTAATAATGGTGAGTACGTGATGTTCATCTAAGTCGTAGAACGCATACCCTTTGACGTAGTCAGTAGGATCGGTTGGTACGGCAATGGATGTAGGACGTGTTTCAGTAACCGGGTCTGCATCTAAATTAGACCAGCTAGTAAATGGTTTGTACATGGTATTAATCCTAGTTAACGGTGGTAGAACGCTGTGAAACCAATACAGTTATCTAACATGCGTACATCATCTACGAATGCGAGTGTGCCGTATTGGGTGTGTGTGATAATGTCAATATATCGACTATAGTGTACCCACACTAAAGTTAGGTTCCTGTGTAGGAACGCATCTAAATCCGTAGGGGTTTGCTTTACGCCATATTCCTCTACGTAATGGCCAGGGTCATAATCATCGCCGTGTATATGAGCCATACCCGCTGCATATAACGCATCGTATACGGCTAGCTCATCTAGTTGTCCCGCTTCAGATATAGCGGCTAGTAAACACTCGGTCATGCTTAACCCGTACCGGGCTAGATCATCAACGCACTGGTCTTCTGTATAATAGTAAGGCTCCATTAAAGGTAATATAAATGAGTGCTGATGATAATCAGCCCTCGGTGTTAGTAGCTGCATATAACGAGCTCCTATAAACTACATCCATCTGATAGCTATCGCTATCATGTATTTTAAAATTCTCTATTACCATAACCTCGCCATGGCTACGGATAGCATCTATAGTAGTCTGTAAAGCACGGCGTACACTAACAGCTACGTCACCTACTTGTATTTCTAACAATGCAACTTCAGCCATATACGCTTGTTGATTGGCTGTGGTTAAAGAAGTAGTAACATCTAAACCGTCTTGTGTATCGAACTGTTCTAATACATCGACTAGTAAGCTATCGGCTAATGCATTAGGCCCGTAGTCTAAATCAAAAGCATGGTGTAATGCTGACTCAACTACTGCGGCTTCCTCTAAACCCCTTACCTCGTTAATAGCCCGTGTACAGTGCTCATCGAAATATAGGGCATTAGGCCGGGCTATAATGAATGATATCATCTATATACTCCAAAATTTACGCATATAGCCCCACCACGAAAGAACAAGGGTAATCCTCATTCTTCCGTATCGTGATTAAACCGTGTACGTACCTTCCACACCACGAGCGGTACGGTTTTTAGTACGTGCTTCAAAACTTTGTAACGCTGACTGAGCGAAACCAATAGCCATTTCGTTTTCTTCGCACGGGAACATGCGATTAACGTGCTCAGTACGGTGGATGACGATGGCCAGCAATGCTTCACTAGTTACGCCATTCACGCCGTTTAGTTTCACAGAACCATTCTGAAAATTAATATCAGTTTTGGTCTCACCGTGTTGGACTACGTACTGATGTCCGTACACACCAGCCGGGGAAGCGGGTTCATCTGGATTGCCTAGGGCTAATACGGATACTGCATTGGCGTCACCGTAAATCGTACGGCCGTTGAACTGGGTCATGTGACTCTCCGAACTCTAAAAGATTGATTAGGATGAGGTGGGAATCGGTTGGGGCGCAGTGCGGTGAACGGTAAAGGCGTTCCGTGTCACTAACCCCAAACCGACTGGCCGCAGCCACTGGTGAATCACCAGCCCAGTTCGTTAAAACTCAGTACTACCCTCAGTAGGGTCAACCCAGGTTAAATCATTGTCTTCGGTAGGCGCGGAGTTGATGTAATTAATCGCGTCATCAGGATCGATAAACACGTTAGCACCAGATTCGCGCACTAGCTCGGTAAGCTTACCCATGTCTAACTCAGCTTCGGCGTCACCTGACTCGCCAGACATCGCTAACATTGCTGTTGTCGTAGGGTTTTTCAACGCAGCAGCGGTAAGTTCCGCTACCGCCGTAAATCCCGTTTGCTTGGGTTTGATCACGTATAAACTCATGATCGCGTCTTCACGGGCTTTGGTTTCGATTTGCATCGATTCAAAACCCACACTACGGCTGTGCCGGATCGATTGCTTGAAATGATTTCGTAAGGCTGGGTCGATACTGCCTCGTAACATGAACCCAGTCGGTAATTTTTTACGTGGTGTTTCGATCGCCTCTAAGGCGTCTCGCAGTTGATCTGTACGACTCATGTGTTTTTACTCCTGAATTCGCTTAGAATTCGCATAGTATATCTCGGTTTATCCACAACATAAACTGTATCATCTATCGCGTACGCCCGCGTAAGATATACTAAGGCTCGCGCGCGTGCGCACGTTTGTTTATAATTTATATAATATTTATATTATATAAATTAAATAATAAATATAATAAATACTTTAGGATTTACCCTAGTAAATCCTAAAAACAATATTTCTTTTGGTATTTATACCTACGGTATAAATAAATAATACTAATCGCGTACGCGCTAAGAAGGCTATCGCCGTAACGATTTTGGTTAAGACCAAAATCATCTGGATAACTACCCCACAGCGGCATAGCCGGGAAACGCTCTTAAAAAATTCATTTGGGGGCGCGGCGGCGGGATGATCGGCACCGCAGCGGGATTTATGGCGCGCCAACCATGTTTAAACGCACGGCAGCATAGCTAAATCAAACGATCTACGCTAAGACCAGGCTACCCTACTGCTTAGGTTTAGCCTGGTCTTAAATCGCCTAGTTATCAGCTAGGTGAATATTCGAAACGAGTTTCACCGATAGGTAAAACAATCCCTACCCCGTTCGAATAGGGTTTAAATACTACGTTCGGTAGCTTGCAGTGCTCGTTCAACACCCGACTAACCGTACGGTAGGGGATACCTAACCGTACGCAATCATCAAACATCAGATCCATGACCTGGTATAATTTACCTGCTTCATACCGAGCTTTGACGTCTTCGACCGTAGGTTGCTGACAGATTTGCCCTAGGCGTAATATTTTAATAATCATCTCAGCATGTCTATCGAGTACGAGTAATACCGACTTGACGTGTTTTAGATAACGCCAGAGACCTCTGACTAGGTAGACTGCCACGATGCAGACAGCCGACCATAAAGCGGATTGCACGATGTGCGGGGTTATGTAATTAAACATGATATATCCTCAACATTAAATTTTACTACAATGGAATTACTATGTGGTGAAATACGGCTAATTTAGATCGACTGCATGGTATAACCTGCATAGACCTAGTGCACGAGCGTACTGTTAACTGCCGGCTCTCAGTTAGCGGTATGCAGTGAGCCGTCATAGACCCAAGGGGTGCAGCGCATGCGCTGCACCCTAGGGGTGTATGCCGTCACCGTAGTGATCTGATATATAATGTATGTCTCTTTTTTATTACATTAGACGCAGTTAGTCTAGTACTATGAGTTAAAATTTATGAGGCGCTATTTATGCAAACAATTCCATTGGAGTTGCGCCGTAATTGGGTGAAACTCCAAAACACTGAACAAGGGTGTTTGTTGCAAGCAGAGGCCGGGGAAGTAGTCTATTATTTTTATTCTGTATACCCTCCACCGCCAGAAGCTACCGGGATGGTAGAGGATGCGGTAGGCGGGCCTTCGCGTCTAAGAGGCGGTAGTATTTGGGTCCGCAGTAAGAACTGGAGCCGTATTTCCTACATCCCTTATAACGTGGATGGTGATACAGTAGAAGTTATCGTAGGTTCTTTGCCTAATCTGAACACTGATGATAAAACCGACGTTATCAGTGCCATTAACGAAGTCAACACCTTAGCTAAAACCAAAGTGGATAGTGACGCTATAGGCGACCTTAGCGCACCCTCCATTAATTTCACAGCCCAATATATAGAAGCGAGCCAGCCATGAGTTTAGTATCACAAATCAATGCCTTAATCGTAGCCATCGGTGCGGATGTTAAAGACATTCGTGATAAAGCCGGTACACTAGCCAGTCTTAATACCACGGATAAAGCCAGCCTAGTAGCAGCAGTTAATGAAGTCAACACTGCACTAGGTGATGCCAGAGATGTATTAGATGCATTAATCAACGATACCTTAGGCGTCGGTACAGTAGACCACGTATGGTCTATCGATAAAGTAATCAGTTATGTGCTATCAGTTAAATCCGATATCTTAGGTGGTATTGCCCCGACTACACTGGACACTATCTTCGAATTAGCCGCCGAACTACAAAATGCAGAAAACGATGTAGGCAGTATCTTTACTGCCTTAGGTTTTCGCGTTAGTGTGGATGCAGCTCAATCGTTCGATTCCACACAGCAGGCCCAAGGTCGTAGTAATATTGGCGCTGCTTCTGCGGCCGCATTAACGACATTAACCACCAACGTTGGTGACACAACTACTGATTTTACAGCAGCCTATGTAACCGCTAAAACGTGAGGTGACCCATGAGTCTGGTATCGCAGCTAATAGCGGTAATACAGGCAATCGGTGCGGACATCAAAGCACTAGGCCAGTCTATTACGACCGGGCTAGCAGCTAAAGTCGATAAAGTGACAGGTAAAGCATTATCGACCAATGATCTGACCGATGCATTACTGGCCAGTCTAAACGTATCACACTCATTCATTAAAGATACGTTTAGTGGCTCTTATATAGACGGTGGTGTACTAACACCTACCGGTGGTATTAATTTCAGTGTCTCAGCAGGTAGCGGCTACGCTAGGGATAACCTGGGCGCAATCGTAGAGGTTAACTGGGGCACATTAACTGGCGCGTGTCTGACTAACGGAGATAATTTTATCGGTGTGGACTATAACGGTGACTTAGTCATATCTACCACCTATATAGGGCCTGACCATATCGGCCTCGCTTATATAAACACCTACAACGGTAATACCGCGATAGCCGGTTTAAGTAACCTCCGGTTTAAAGCGCTAAACCACATCTACAACATGAACGACTACATCCGTAAAGTCATCGGGTCAATGGTGCATGATGGATGTAATATATCATTACAGGCCAACCCTAACCAGTTAAAAGTAACACTGGGTAGTGGTGTGATGTGGTCTCAATACAATCCGCTAACTATATCGGATACCAGTACGTTCACTAAGTTATTCGGTAGCCTACAGGGGTTCGTACCAGATACGACTAACCTTAACACGATTAACACGGCCTATTGGAACGACCGTAGTCAAAACTACGGTAGTGCGTTAGTTGCTCTTACCGCAGGGTACTATACGAAACACCTATTCTTCATTAACCCTGAAGGATTATTGTTTTTCCTATACGGCACCGCTCAATACGCGACGCTGGATGATGCTAAACTAGCACCGGAACCACAAGCGCCTATCAGTATTAGTGCCAGTATCTGTCGGGTGGCTACGGTGATCGTACAACAAGGTGCGACTGATGTATCAGTACTAAACGACACCAGACCGATCTTCCAGCGACTGTTCCAAACTGGCGTAGTGTCTAGCCCGTTAACCGTGGTAAGCCATCATGACTTAGTAGATAACCAAGACGGCGATGACCATACGCAGTACCACAACGACACCCGTGGCGATATACGGTATTACCGTAAATCAGAAATCGTAGCGTTTTTATTGGGTAAAGCAGAGGCTACGCATACACACGTAGTTAGCGATATCACGGGATTGACCGCTACGCTAGCGACTTTAGCGACGTTGAATAGTCCTAATCTAACGGGTGTACCGACTGCCCCGACCGCGGCATATGGCACTAACACTACGGCATTAGCCACGACGCAATTCGTACAGACTGCGATGGCTCAGGCTATTGCTGATTTAATCGGTAGTGCGCCCGGTACGTTAGATCAACTAGCTGAAATCGCTACCGCCATTGGTAATGATCCTAATTTCGCGACTACATTAGCGAATCAGTTAGCCTTACGGTTAAGGATAGACGCGGCTCAAACACTGACAGCACCGCAGCAGGCCTTCGGTAGAGCTAACTTAGGGCTAGCAGCTAGCGCCACAGTCGACACCAGTACGACCGCCAACATTACTGACGCTACGAATAAACGTTTTGTAACGGACGTGCTGTTAGCTGTACTCCAGTTAACGAGCGGTACCAACAGCGGTGACGAAACCACAGCGACTATTAAACTTAAGTTAGGGGCTGCTACAGCCTTAGCTGACGGTTATATGACATTAGCCGCGATGGGTAAGTTAGATGGTATCGCGGCTGGCGCTAACAACTATGCCCACCCTAACCATAGCGGTGATGTGGCATCTACGGGTGATGGCGCTACGGTAATCCAACCGGGTGTGGTAGGTAATAGTAAACTAACCAATATTGCCTCAGGGATCATAAAAGGACGAACTGCGGCCGGCACTGGTGCTGTAGAAGATCTAACGACTATAGATCTGTTATCGATGTTGTTAGCGGGTCAGTGGTATAAAGATGAAGACTTTCCACAGGGTGGTGTAGGGTTACAGGGGTTTTCGGCCGCACAAGCCGGTGCAGGTTCCGGCGTGACAGGTTTAGCTATTGCTGGGGTAGCTGGCGTAATACAGATGTCTACTGGTACTACGGCTACCGGCTGGTCAGCTGTAAACGACACACCGGCGGTATCGCATTTAATAGCGGGCGCAGGCGAGTTAGTAACCATCGCTAAATTCCAAATACCTGTATTATCAGTAGCCGCACAGCGGTTTAGTGTACGTATTGGTTTCGGGGATTCCACGACGTCGGCGGACAACGTAGATAGCGGCGGTTATATTGAATATACAGATACCGTAAACGGCGGTAACTGGGTATACTGCACCGCGTCAAACTCTACCCGTACTAAAAACAACTCGGCGGTAGCCGCCGTAGCTCAAACAGGCGATAACTGGACTTATTTAAAGGCTATGGTAAACGCTGCTGGCACGCAAGCCGATATCTATCTGAACAACACGTTGTTAGGTAGTATCACCACTAATATCCCTACTGGGACTGCCCGTGGGTTTGGTATGCATTTTGATATTGTCAAAACTATCGGTACTACTGCACGGACGTTAAACATCGATAGAGTGTACCAACATATGGTCCGCAGCGATAGCGCTAGCCAGAACTGGAGGTTATAATGGCCACTGTTTTACATGTATTGACTTACGGGTATACGGATAACCCCAAACAACTCCCGGCTGACTGGCCTGCTATTGTACACAACGTCCCGGACGATACGCCGTTACCAGCTAACTGGTTGTTGTTCGCGGACGATGACGCTTATCGAACATACGTAGCCACGCACAAACCCGCTTACGATGCTGCTATCGCCGTACAGTCGTTGGCTGCCCGCCGAGACGAAGCATGGGAAGCCATTAAAGCTTACCGTGATATGCGTGAATCCAGTGGTGTGAAAGTAGCCGTGGATGGCGTAGACTACTGGTTCCACAGTGACGTCAGATCTTTAATCAAATACCTGTTTTTGTTATTCTTATCCACGATATTCGCCAGCTATTTTCCGCCGGGTTTAAAATGGAAAACGATGTCAGATGCTGAGGTAGTCATTACTACAGCTCTAGTAATCCAGGTGTTTTTTAAAGTATTTGAAGTTGGTGGGACGTTGTTTGCTATAGGTCGTCTACATCGTGCAGCTATGTTAGCTGCACCTGAACCATCTGAGTATAATTATCGTGAACCTGGGCCAGGGATTCCTCCCTGGCCTCCTATCTACGGAGAATGAGGAATGTCAAAACTTATACTACCTACCGTGGAGGTAGCGTTTAGTCGATCACATCTACCGTTCAGTTACGGCATACGGGCTATTACTAGCCCGCCTGGCGAATGGATGGCTGAGTGGTCACACTGCGCGCCTATCTTACCTAGTGGTAGAATCATCGAAGCCTCCGCATTACGCGGAGGTGTATTACAGGATACGTTAGCGAATTTTAAGCATCGCGCTACCAGCTGGGCTATTGCTGAATATGAATGTGCTGATCCTGATGCGTTCTATGAGTTCTTATTAGCGCAGGAAGGTAAGCGTTACGATTACACGGCGCTAATAGGGTTCTTAGCGCATAATCGTGATTATCAGCTAGATAGCGATTGGTTTTGCTCAGAGTTAGGTGAAACCGGTTTTATTAAAGGTGGCTCACCGCACTTCGCTGGTGTATTAAAAGGATTTGTATCACCTGAGGAGTTATGGTGCGAACGTTTACGTATAGTGACAGAATCAGCGGCATAACGTCTAAGGACTACCCTAGGGTAGTCCTTAGGATATGCCGTTATAAACCATACACCACACTACCATCTTTACATTTATAATTACCCGGATATCGCTGACACGTCCCCGCTAATACACAAGCTTGTTTTAAAGAAGACATAACCTCGTCATATACCCCATAATCAATTAAACACAACACATCGAGTAGTTCAATAGACGCACGAAGCTTAATATACGTCGTAGCTATAGAGTCTTCCAGACAACCTATTACCATATAACGCTCAGGACACGCTATAATCGCATTTAAGTGCCTTACAGCTATAAACGAATACGATAGTACCTTAAGCTCACTATACCAGCGTATATACGCTAAACGGCGCCCAATAGGTATAGGCTCCCGTGGCTTAGCTAAGATCGCTAGATATTCCAGTAACATAAGTCACCCCAGTGATATATTCAATCACATAATCACCTATAGTAGCCCCAGGTGTTTTAAGATGCGCGCATATTACATCCATGAGTTGCGCGGACTGTATATTACTAGACTGCGCTAAATAAGCCGGTAAATCACTTACCCGCAACATATGTTCGGAATGTCCGTTAGTCCGCTGTATGATTAACAACCCCGCTGGCGCCAATGGCTTAGCATAAGCAATGATATGCCCGTACTCACCACAATAACTAATATCAATAGTCATGATAATCCCCACTCTAAGTATGATTATGTGTAGTTATAGTTTACCCTGAGGTATAGTCCATGTCTACGTTAAAGACCGTATTACAAGAGGCTTTTAAAGACCTCCGTATTGATCCTGCGTTGTTCTCACAAATACATCAGTATTCCGCTGCATTCGTTAACCGTAATGATGACCACATTCGTTTTTTCGGAGGCAACCTATTAGGCGTATACCCCGTACGATTTAAGTCTAGCGATAAAAATGAATGGCTAGATGATATATTACATATCGATGAATCCGATACACGTGAAGCGATATTGCGATTACCCAGCATTAAGGAAAACTGGATCCGTGCAACGGACGTAATGAACCTAAGCTGTTTATACTTAGTGCACGCCATTAAAGTTATCTATCAGTCTAAGCTCTCACCTATAGAACGTGAGCGAGTAATGATTGATGTGTTGATGGTATTGCATTATAAGTTCTTCGGTAGTATCTTAGCGCATTATTTTAAATACCCCGCTGATGAAGCCACTGCACTGGCTACCTACGCTGCGCTGTCTAAGAAGTTCGCTATTAAGCAATACGGTAACTGGTATGCCGTATTAGAGAATCGGTGTAAAGACATTATCGCCGAGAACAGTATCCACTTTGAGACTATAGCGCGATTCGATGATGATGAAGCTATCATCTACATGATCACAGATACTCAAGGACGACTAAAGTCCATCGTTAAAAAGATATGGGCTGTATTCGAGGTCGTTAGACAGCAGAACGCTAAGATCCTAACTGCCGGTGGTACTATTGAGTTAGATGGTAAAACTATCGTACGTGATGTATCACGAATGTATACACCTTATCGTCGTTATTTAGGTGAGATCGTCTCTGAACGAAATCGGTTTATTAAACCCGAACTCGTAGAGGTTATCGGTAGTGCTATGCATACGATGCCTGAAAAACTACTGACCGATGTCTTGAGTTATATGGTAGACCACTATCAAGATAAACGCATTACTGCGTTATTAGACGAGACCATGCTACACGCGTTTGATTACCTATCTAACGATCGACGAGCCCAAGACCGTATGAATGATATCGCTGCATTAATTGCTAAGTTACGGGCACTATATATGGCGTCTAGATCCACGGATCCTGCATTGATGAAGATGCGTGAGCTAGGCGAGTCTATCGTACACAGCGCAGTAGTAGGCCGTAGCGCCGCCGTAGTGGCCTCTGTAAGAACTGGATTACTACTGTACATCGTGTTACGTACATTTACCATGAAGCACTATGGGTGATCATCTATGTTTATTAATCCACACCGAACTGTTGTTAGACACCACAGACCTGACCCTACTGGACCATTACTCATATTACTCGTGATTATTTTAATTAGCATGGGGTTAATGTGGTGGGCACTATGATACTATTAGCGTTCATCCGTAAACATTTGATGTCAATTATGGCTATAGTAGGATTAGGTTACGTTATTTACGGAATCTACCATATAGGGTATGTACAGGGCAGTAACGCCGTACAGCAACAATGGACGGATGCTAAATTTAAATTAGCTAAAGAAACTATCCAGCGTCAAAATGCGTCTGCTGCTATTACCGATAAAGTTACACACGAGTACGTAACCCGTATTCAACTCGTCCAAGCCCGCCAACGTGTTCTAATTAAAGAGGTACCTCGCTATGTTACGCCACGCGCTGATACTCAGTGTGTCATTACTAACGGTTTCCGGATGCACTGGAACACCGCCAATCAATCCCTATTGCCCGATCCCTCCGTCAGTCCTGATGCAGCCCCCGGTACGACTGAACTCTATGATACTCCCATTCAAATACGACTCAGTGACGTTGCCACCCAACATGCTGCTGAAGCCAGTAGATGCCAAGCCACCGAAGAACAACTAATACAACTACAACTATGGTTAACTGCTCAGCAGGCTATTCCTTAGCCAAAAAAAAAAATAGCCTCACAGCGACCCGAAGGTCGCTGTAGGGTGCTATGCCGCCACTAGTATTTTCACGACTCCTCGCGAATGATTTATAATTTTAACGTGTTTATATCAATAACATAACACGAATGCATTAGCAATAAGCCGCTACTACCGATGCATCTTTTACTTTACTACCTACCCAGCAATCGCTTGCTAGAGAGGCCTTGGCACCGACGCCGTATGGCACGTCACAGAAGGCCGCAGGACCGTCGTAACACTGCCATGATTCACTGCCTGTGGTCTTAACCCATAATAAGCCAGTGGGTGTTACACTGAGTTTAGCGTGCGTATCACCGCACTGACAGGAGCCCATGTTACCAGTGAACGTTACTACGCCTTTTGCTAATAACGCTTCAATCATTGAACGCATATGCGTGTTGATGCGTTCGAAATCCATGCGGACGTACGATGGCTTCACATCCAACAGCGGACGGTAGATGTAGCCGATCAGTTCGTTCTTTACTGCTCCGTCTATCGCGCCGTATACCCGCTCACGCCAGTAGTCTGAGAAATCACCCGCCTTATAAGGGCGGTATGCATTGCGTCGTGCCGTACTGTAAACTACATCGTTAGGCTGACAGTAATACCATGCTTCTGGTATTACAAGGTCAGCTGGGATACCGTGCGTTTCACGGTAATGCTCGTTTACACTACCACCAGCTAGTGCCTTAGGACGATGACCCAGATAACACGGATCACCTGGCACCAGCCAGAAGAAGTCTAACCGCCGTAACGCAGCCGCCAACGTAACGACATCGATAGACACACCTTCGTTCAACACTACGTGTACATTTTGTTCCGCGAAATAAATGCTTTTCATAACAGTATCCTTGACCTAGTTAATAGTGAGAGTGAGGAAGTTAGGCTTATGACTTCTCTCCCTTAAATAGTATATATCTGAAATAAAATGCGTTCACGGCATATTGGCTAGCGGCCTAAGCCGCCTCACCATACCCACTAAATAACCGATCCCCACGATCACTATAGACCTCTACGTATAACCCTTTCGCTAGAGCCAGTTTAATCATCTGCTTAGTACCAGGCGATTTACCATCCCATATCGCTAATAGTGCATCCGCTAAGTCAGCCATCTCGCCATTACGAATATACCCTGCCCGCTTACCGTATCTATCCCAGTCAGCCGGCTTAGCCATAACCTCTAAACCATATTCGTCAGCTACGTCCTCACCTAGTGTGTCTACCCCGGGAGCTTTACCCGACACCACTGTAGTTACCGACCGTCTATACCGGAATCGCCTAAACGCTAACCTAACAGTCTGGTATCTAGTTACACCACGACTTCCCGCTATAATAAGCTTCATGTCTTACGTAAAACATTAACGGCATCATGTACTGCCATAATGACCGCGTTAGATTCAGCAACCTTTAACAGCAGCTGTTGCGAATCGTACAGCGTAATTAATAGATGTCTTACGTATTTATAATTAGCCGTAGCACGCGCCCGATGGCAGCTCGCTAATGCTAACTGTATAGAGTGTATATACAGTAACAGTAACATCACGATTATAACGGGTATAAACAGAGCAGTCTGTACATCATTTGGTAAATGTAAACGATTCAGGAGTATGGGTATTAGCAGCAACGTTACAATTAACCAGATTCCTGATGGATTAGCCCCAGGGTACGGTGGAGCCCAGTTAATGCTTAGGGTGTTAGGGTCTTTGAAAAAGGTAATATGTCCATCGTCACCAATCGTGTATATAGATCTAAAAATAGGGGCATCCGCTTCATGGTCTAGTTCGAACTGCATAGCAGACGGTATTGGTACTCGCATCATAATAGGCTCCGGTATTTATAGTACACACATTACGTTGCGTTGTTTAAAATAACGGCATAGGTAGTGTACGGCCTAGGCCGTACACTACTCGTTGTTTAGTAGTAATCCACACTCTGTGCCGAATGCCTAAATCGTCTGTCACGCATCTGCTGCTGCACACGTTTAACGCGCTGCTTAGAGGCGTCTGATAATAAATTATCTAACGAGTTAGCATCGATGTATTCTTCCGTGAGTTTAGCATCCAGTGATTTAATACGGCTTTCTAAACGTAAAGCCAACATCTCATCATTCGTCCCGCGTAACGATACGAGTAAATCCTCTATATCTAACCGTACGCGCGCCTGTCTAACTTTATCGTAGTTTTCCACAGGCGTTAACACCCGTTTGTGAACCTCACCTTCCTTATACTCAGACACACCTGATAATGCATTCTTAATACCATAGAATGCTAGGTTTTTAGAACTAGTCAAGAACCACACGCCTAATAACCAAGCTACTACCATATCGTCATGTCCATCACTCGAATGATCAATCCTACCGTTCTTGGAAACCAATCCCGTGATCTCATCAATCAGGCGTTTATCATTAGCGGTGTCACAGCACAACATTGCCGCGCGTAACAACGTATCGGAGTACAGCGCCCCACGACTATGTCTGCCGCTACCCGCCGTAACAAATCCAAATAACCGTTTAGACCGATCGTAGAAGTGTTGATTACGACGCTGCATACCATCCTGTACCTGCCTAAACTCCTCTTTGTATTCTATAGGATCATCTACTACTAAGTTATAAATCCGTTTAAATGGATCGATTCCTTTAGTAGATAATATTACGATTAGTGCATCGATTAAACCCATACCTGAGCTCTTACGTTCAGGTATAACCGTAATCGTAGGATACTGTATTAATAGATCAGCCATGTAACCTGCGAAATAATACAGATTAGCCTCACTGCAATTAGAGGCTGCTACCACTTCCAATGTAGATGTATCCATAATTACCATGGTGATGGAATCCTTACCTACACCCTCACTGGTATCCATACCCATAACGAATGTACCACTAGACATCCGACGCTGGATCTCATCCAGCGGTATATACCAGCGTAACAGATAATTGTCTTTAGATATCTGCACGTGTTTAGGATCACGCTGTGCTTTGCGTAACCGATCGTTCAACGCAGTAGGTAATGGTGAGGATAACCCACCACTCGTCCATTTGTTAAAGAAGTCACGATCCGCCGCTTCGCCTTGCGAGTTGTTATCCCGTAACTGTTTTAACAACCACTTATCAGTATACCCTAGTTGGCGATGAGACAATGTAATGTTAACTAATGGCATTAACCCTGGCGAGTTTTTCTCTACGATAGCGTGTAGCTCGCGCTCATTAGTCGCATCGTATAAGAACTCAGTCCATGGCATACCGCCAGACAACAAATCAAACATGTACTTACCGCTAGGATCATCTTTCTTACCGGCAGTCGTCGTGAATATCGTACCGTACGGCGTACCAAATTGTTCAGCTTCTTCCCGTGCTGCTGTACCTGATGCTAGCATAGCCGATAGAGTAGTCTTAATGAATGGACAGAAAGGACCCTCATCGATTGTTGTAATCGGTGCTGTCAAACCCCGTCCTACGTTGTTAGCACCTGCTTCAGAGTTCTGTGGTACACAGGTGGTATATACGTTGTTACGTTTATTACATTCTACTTCGATTGTGTTATCCGAATCTGTTTTATCACGCGCTTGTAGATACGGGGGTAAGTACCCCCGTATCTCTTTAAGCCGCTCCACGTTAGCCACCCGTAACGCATTATCTTTAGTTAACAAGTTAATACGCGTATTGAAACAGATGATGTATAACAGATAGGAGTTTAATAAATCCGTTCCTAGTGATTTACCAGTCTGACGTGGCTGAATCAGAAACGGTCTGATGTGCGCAAAAAAACACCAGAACAACGCGATATTACCACGATTAGCCCGTAATGGCAAACCCACTGGACTACCGCCCTGAGGCGGTACCCTAGCTACTTCCCTAAAGAAATACCATGGGTTGCGCTTTACCTCAGCAGCAACCATAGCAATCTGCTCCTCCGTGATATTAGGGTCATGCGGATCTACGAATTCCAACTCAGGCTGCGTTAGCACTAGAAAGAAGTAATAGTTCTTAACCCCCATAGCCCGGAGCTTTTCAGCTAACTGTAGGAACGAGGTGTTGCTGGTAGACTCGTGGATAATACTGTTCGGATATTTTCTAAAGTCCTCTAAGAATAAAATCATGATCCCCCCTAGACCCGCACGTTAATCCCCATAGCAGCTAACTCTAAATCCGTAGACTCGCGTCTAATGAACTCTAGTCGTACTAAGTCACCTGGGTGTATGGGCGCGGTGATAAGTTCAAGCCATTCCACAGCCTGCGCTACAGTTAACTCACGCACCCAACTAGATGCTGGTAACTTAACGCGTACGTGAGTAGGTTCTGGTGCGTGTGCCTCTAATCCCGTAGCGTATAGTGGCATTGACGGCCAGTACACACGATCTAACCAATCGCCTACGTTAGATAGACCTTGCGATATATCAAGTCGTTTATAGATCGGGTTACCAAGGTCAGGACTTGAGTTGGCGTGCAGTTCAGACCCTAAGATCACATCGGGCTTATAGGCTAAGAGCGTGTATTGTGTAGCACCTGTGTTGGTGGCTCCTGCTTTCAGTTGTATAGAAAACAACTGGAGGTATCTGTAGGATAAATATCCGCTGTCTACCGAGTTTAGATTAACGGCTACCGTAATATGTTGCCATGCGTCTAATAACGTTCCATCAAACACAGGTGTGTTCGAGACAGTCTCGATGAATGGCGTAGCGTCTACCAGTGTCGCTCGATCTAAGTCGTATAGTAAATAATCCAATACCCAACGGTTTAAACCACTACTCCATTTAGGGATAACGAATAACTTAACCGTATAGGCACCGTCCGCCTGAATCGCTGTAACACGATAAGGCTGCGCAATAGACCGATCAGGTATAGGTGCGCTCACCCCATAGGCGTATTCGTTAGGCTGTAGGTTATAGACTAGTACTAGCTCAGCGGTATTACCTGCCCGTGCAGCAATATAGCGATCTACCCCTAATAGCGCAAACCGTGTACCGTCGATGGGTAGGGTGAGTGTGCTGGCATCGTCGTACGTAACACGCCCCTGCACTGAACCTGACTGTAGTGTTAGGTTAACCGGATATTCTAACAGATGGCTGTCTGTTACGGATAAATAGGGTGAGAGTAGCTCAATCCCAACAATATACCGTTTACTAATATCCGTAGACCGAATAAAGTTAGACAGCGTAGCCAACATACGGAACTTACTCAGCACGATACCAGTGCTAGAATAAACCACACAAGTAACTACATCGCCGTCTGCCACCGCTTCGATTACGTTTGCTACCGCTGGCGTCTTAACCGTTAGATTAACTACACCGGGCGTTACGCATAACTCTAACGGTATGTTCTCGCTAGTTAATACACCGCTACCGTTAAACACACCGGAGATCACATGACCACTAACCGATGTATCGGTACCTTTAAACACCTTAACATGGTGTGCATTAGATCCCCGTAAATACAACCGTGAATCAAAAGCTAACGTATGCGGGGTTACATCGGTGTTGATGTAGACGCGGTATGATTCAGATACGTGGTTAGGTCCGGTGCTCAATATGATGTCGTCCGGGAGTATCCCGCCGTTTAGATCCGTAAATGAATGCGGCTCTAATACAGACAGATGCGTGATAGAGTCTACGGCGACGACCCGGTAGAGTCCTGTGTCCCAGTCCCATACCGCATCATCTACATTAGGCACGTACCGGTTCGCTGGTAGTCCTAATGCGCCTATATAAATCTCTTTGATAGACCAGTAGCGAAAGCCACGGCCCTGGTCTGGTAAGACCGGTACAGGTGCTGGCATAGCATCATCCTATAATAACTGACGGCGTTAGGTCAGTACGGTTATTTAAGAACCGTCGAATTAAATATTCAACGAAGCGATATTGATCAGGGTTCAGTGTAATGAGATAATCATACTGGTGTGGATAAATCACTACGTATCTGAGATCTACTACACGTACACACGGATCGACTGATAGTAGTGCGATGTAGGGTTCAACCCAGGTATCTACGGTAGCGTCGCTATAACTCAGCGATAACTCACCGGCATTCAAAAATCCATCTAATAATAAATGAATAATGCGGCTACAGAATGGACTAACTAGCGCCCATCGCTCGCTTACTATCGCTGGATAGCGTACGTTAGTTTCATGTAGACGTGGCGTTAAATAATCCATTACCCGTGTATCAATGTCTAAGGCAGTCTTCCTAAACGGTACTAAGTGCCGTGTAGTATAGGACTCTACCGCTACCGCATAATCGGTAATCGCATAAGGTCTACCATCCGTCGTTAGCGCCCCGCTACCTGATTCGGCGTACCGCACCTGCTCCCGTAACTTTAACTCACCCGCTACTATGGTACGGATATTACGGTCATTACGGATATTGTAATAGTTATTAACGGATAATATTCCACCTCGTACAAAGTCTTGCTCACGCGGGGCATCCGGCTGCATGTGCTCTGGTAACGGAAATCCGTAGGATCTTACCTGTATCAATGTATCCGCTGGGGCGGTCGTAGGGCGTTTCGTTATCGTTACAGTAGCCCCGTCTATGTAGTAGTCTAAATCCTGTATTAGTGAATAGCCGTCCATAAACACATCGACTACGCCAGCCGGTAGTAAATAGTCCTTTACTACAGTACTCCCTAACCATACCGCAGTCTCCTGTAACTTAAACTGGATCACACCCGTATAGTCGGGTGTTAGCGCAGGAGCTACGAAGTAATAGATGCGATCATTAATCTTAACGCACGGGAATAAATTACCTAGCGCTAGCGCATCATAATCCCACGCTAAGGTCGGTATGTGTCCATTACCTACTGTACCGTCCGGGTCGTAATAATAGTAATCCGTATCAGTAATATCAGTCCAAACTTCCGATGGCAATCCGCCAACAACTGGACACACGTAACATCTAAAGCCGTATTGCGCTAAGCCAGTCGATGTAATATCCGTGTTATACCGTACACCGGAATCGCCGTACGTAACAGAGGCATTAAAGGCCTCGACCACGGTCGCCGTATTTAAAGCAGCCGGCAGATAATGTAACTGTTCACGGAGTGTATCGTTACGATAACCTACTAGCAACCCATCTCGGTAATAGAACAATCCTCGTTTTCCATTACCGGTCGTGCGGTCAGTGATTGCTAATACAGGTGGTAACATCACATATGGCGCTACCGAGGTCTGTACGGGTAAGAGCGGTGACGCCAGTGCCCGGGTAACTGCATTATAGCCGTAGGCTGATTCCACTAATATAGTATTAATGGTTTCTATGTCGGCTTGCATTACTGCGGCGTAAGCTGAGTTCTCCAGCGTAGCGGCTGACCATTCCGGCACTGTAGTAGGCGTGACCATAGCCTCTACGATCTGTGGATACGACAATCGATAGAGGTCTTCGATTCGATTGTGTTGCTGTTGCAACCCACGTTCAAATCCACCTTGACGTACTACTAACATGATCTGCACGTCTGGATTGGCCAATAATGGATTCGCGTGCTGTAATGCAGTAACGTCCTGTTTGTTAATACTATACGCATTATGGGTAAGCTGTCTAACGGTAGCTGGACGTAGTCTACCCAAATAACCGCCAATATACTGCGTACCACCTAGCGGTACCGTTAGATAGATATCGTTATCATCGTAGTAATCAATAGATTCATACGCTGTACTGCGCAACAGTAGATATTTACGTTTGTTAATATCCAGTAGACTAGTGAACTGCGGTAGATCCGCTAATCGGTAAGTGGTGATTTCTTTTATCGTAGAGTCCCACACGAATGATAGATGCTTACCTAGATAGTCGGGTGTATAGCCAACGGGTTTAGCTATTAGCCTTCCATCACTATAATACAGACCGTAGCCACGCCCAGTGTATAACGTAGCGATGGCATCTGTGATCAACATAAACGCCGTATAGTCAGCCATGCTCAACACTGTACGAGCAGCCGACCGTAACCCGTGTGCAGGTTCCGGCGCAGTTAGGTGCCATCCCGCAGTATCGTAACGCGCATTGGCATAAAACCGTACGTAGAGTTTATCGCTATCTAAAGACTGACCCATGTAATCCGTTAACGGCAAATGTCTTACTGCTAATATCAGATTACCGTCCGTGTTCCGTCTTAGGTACCCGTAGTCTACCGGCACCTTAGCACCATTAGACATAAACATATCGACTACAACTCGGTCTTGTTCTAGCACGGCTACTAAGCTAGTCCATTCATTAGTCCTTAAATCAATTTTAAATAGACTAGCATCTAGTTGCCCTATTTGATATACGTGCCAATAGCTCCGAGTACCATTAATAATAGGCAGCGGTACACGCTGCCATAGTACCGGTGCCGCTAAAGTAGCACCACCTACAGGCGTTAACCGCGCTGCTAATAAGGTATGCTGGCGGTCTTGTATAGGCTCACACCAAACATGTTCTAACGCGTGTTGTACTAATAAACCGCCCATCATAACCTCACCGGTATTTAATTAAATATTCTACAGCCTTAACAAAACTAGCGACGTCGTCACTATTTTTGTGTTGCTCAGCTATACGCCCTATACCTGTTTTACGGAAACCACGTTCTTGCAGTGACGTAAAGCATAATGCTATCCAGGTAGGCGGATGCTCTAATGCTACAGACATGATCTCGTTATGGTTAGCACCCCACCACCCACCACCAATAATAGAGTAGATGAAAGCCCGTGTAAGTTTCTCAAAACGAATACTATTACCTTTCGTAACGAGTGCTGATACAAGATCATCAATACTATACATGCGGTCTAGCTCATCGATAATCTTAAATACGTCAGGCATCGATACGTAGGTAGCTCGTGCAATCATGTTAGCGAACCGCGCTTTAGTAGGCTCATCCAACTCGGACGGCGCGTCGTTCTCTAAGAACATGCAGAGATAGAAATACGCAGACATTACGCTGACGCGCATTTGTATATCAGTAGTTAATGCTAATCGAATCGTTAATGCGTCCGATAGAAAACGTGCGTAGAACGCTATCGGCACAACCCCTACGTTCATCAAATCGATATAGTCTTGACTGTCTAACCAATGCGTCTGTAATGCACCACGGAGTACCGCTAGGTTATATTCTAAATAACCTTGAATAGCATAACCGCCGTCACGTAGCTCACGCGTAGCACTACGAACGTCAATATAAACAGTTTTCATTTTATGACGTTCATCAGTAATCACTAATGGGTGGCCAAACGGCGGAATAGGCGCTAAGCCAGGCGTCACCATCAGAAACCCGTCACTACCTACAGGGTTACCGGAAGGTGATTTAGGCGTAGTAATTTGCACGTTACCAATTACACGCTGACGCTCTAATTCATCCATCGTTTTCTGCATAATGCAGTTCTTAATAATCGTTGTATCGTAACTAGTAGCAAACATAACCGTCTCCAAATTTTACCCATTAGGGTAATCAATAAACTATTACTATGATGTGTGTGTAACACATTCATACAATCTGCACTGGGAGCATTGCGATGACCATTTACAAAGCAACACCTAAGGCAATCGTACAAGGAATTCGTGACGTTTCTCGTCGGACGATTCCACGCGAGCCTGAACAACTACCACAGCATTTGCCTTTATTCTACTTGCTAACAGAACACGGCCCATTAGAGCCACAAGTATGCGTTGGTGAATCTTTCAAACAACTCTACGGTGATCGTACATTAGACTACCGTAGTCCTTACCTAACTCACCAAACTGTTTTAATGGATTACGTGAACCAAGCGGGTAACCAGTTCATGGTACAGCGCGTTAAACCAGTTAATGGTAAAACAGCGATGATCCGTTTATCGGTGGAATACATTCCATGCGAAGTTCCTATCTACGAACGTAATGTCGCAGACGGTACTATTAAACTGAATGCCAGCGGTGTGCCTATTCAAGAGATGAACGGTACTAATCCAGTGTTCGCTATTGGTCATCGTTTAGTATGGCGTACGACTACAGCGCCATGGACTGTGCCTGCGGCCACTCTATTTGCAGCGGGTACTACCTTAAACGACTTCCGTGCCGGTACAGTAACTGCCTCTGGCGAAGCGTTGTCTACCTTAGTGAAAGCTAACGGTGACCGCGTTAGCTCTATACTGATTCCAATCATGGATTTAGAAGTAGCCGATTTTGGTGAACATGGCAACCGTAAAGGTATTCGTTTGTCCGCCCCTAACGCTGATGATTTATCACCCGGCGATACTAGCGCTATGAACGTATTAGGTAGCTACCTCTATCGCTTAAGCTGCGTAGAGCGCCCTATCAATGATGCCACTGCTAACTTAGTGCGTACTGTAGCAGGTGAACCTTACCTAGAGTTAGGTTTCAAAAATGCGCTGTACCACCCACAGTCTGGTTTACCGGTATCTGTAAATGAGCGTTTCATTGAAGCCTACCAAGCGCTTAACGATCCTACGATCGCTCCGCTCTATGGCCCGTTTGGCCGTTCGTATGTTTACGAGACACAATTAAACGCATTATTGGCTATTATTGCTAATGGCGGTGTTGTAGTGAACGGAAGCTCGACCACGATTGGTGAAGGTTTTTACGATACGACAGCAGCTACCTATGGCCGTACTGCGGCTACAGCGTTCACAGGTCAGGCTGCCAATCGCCATCTGTTGAATTTGTTTACCGGCGTAGATCAAAACGGCGTGCCGTACTGGTCGTTCGATGTACGTAATTCAGTTAAGTTTGGTGGTGTGGCATTCGGCGACAACAACGTACATTACGCTACTGGCGGTGATGATGGGTTGGTGTTGGATAGTAACCTTAAACCGAATATGTTGGCTAACTTGCAATTATTCGATGCTGCGGTAGCTAACCTAGCGGGTAATTTCGGTGACATCGGTTCGCATATGTTAGACGTAGCGAAATATCCGTGCTCCACAATCTGGGACTCCGGTTTCAGTATGGAAACGAAGAAAAAGTTACTCACACCTATGTCCCGCCGTAAAGATATCTGGGTGTTGTTGTCTACGCAAGCCGTGGCTGAATACGATAACCCATTAGTGCCTGTGCTTAATGAGTTTAAATACGCTGATCCAAATACCAGTTCGGAAGAAACTGCATTCGCTACGATTCTCCGTAATGTAGCGTTAGCTAGCCCAGAATCGTTTATTGATGGTACCCCAGCCTGCCGTGCGTTTATCGTCGGTCGTTGTGGTAAACTCATCAGTAGCGAATACCGCGGCTACTTACCATTAACTATCGATATGGCTGCTAAGGTCGCCGCATGGATGGGCGCTGGTAATGGTCGTTGGACATCCGGTCAGTCTATCGACGAGCAACAACGTAATATCGTAACATTGTTCCGTGACATCAACATCACGTACCAAAACGATACCACGTATAATGCCGAATGGGAAGCAGGCCTGATCTGGGTTCAAAACTACGATCGTAGATCACAATTCTACCCAGCGTTCCAATCCGTATACCCTGATGACACCAGCGTGCTGAACTCATTACCTACGGTTGCGGCATGTTGCGAACTAGAGCGTGTAGCGCAAGCCGTATGGCGTGACTTATCGGGTAACAGCGGTCTAACGAACGCACAGTTTATCCAAGAGTCCAACCGTATGATTGTAGCACGTACTGAGGGTCGTTTTGATAACCGCTTCGTTATCCAGCCAGAAACATTCTTCACCGAAGCAGATGCCACCCGTGGTTTCAGCTGGGGTACTAACATCCACATCTACGCTAACAACATGAAGACAGTTTCTACTGTAACGATTGTTGCCCACCGTTTAGAGGATCTTGCCCAGTAATGGGTAAGTCCTTATAAGGAGTGCACGCATAATGGCAAGATTTAGTAATACATTTATTGGTCAACAAGCTTACGGCCAAACGAGCTTGACGCCAATGATCGATGTAACTAACGGCGGTCAGTTTGGGCTGTTGACGGACTTCCCGCATTATATTTCATCTACTCCGTATGTACGCCGTAATATCGTTTGTCGTGTTATCGACTTGCCACGCGGATTCGATTTCCTCCCTAACCCGGAGAAATTTCGTGCTGCGGTTAAAGCGATGTTTGAGCTACATCCGAAAGCAATTGACTTAGGTAATACCAAGCTTACTGTTGAGTCGGTTGATACACCAGTAGGTGGTTCTGGTGAGAAACTTGAAACACCTTCTAACGTAACGCGTGGTGTAGTAGAACCTAACTTCACGTTGGTAGAACGCCAAGGTCGTCCGTTTACGGCTATTTTGGAAACATGGGTAACGTTCTTAATCATGGATCCGATTACTAAGATTCCGCGCTTAGTTACACTGGCTCAAAACAAAGGTAAGATCATCGATTTGCTACCGGATTTTATCGGCGCTACGATGTTGTTTTTCGAACCAGATCCAACGTTTACTAAGGTAGAGAAAGCTTGGCTATCTACTAACATGTATCCGAAAGAAACACCGGACGAAGAAGGTAAATTCGATAAAACTACCGCAGGCGATCTTCTAGAGTTCCAACTCCCAATGACCGCATTAACACAGGTAGGCTACGGCGTTAAGTTGTTAGCACAGCAGTTGTTAAATGAAATTAATTTAACAGGCGCTAACCCTAATACACGTCCTGCATTTATTGATGCGATCTCGCCTGATGTATTGGCAGCTAACGGTTTTGCCGAACAGCTCGCTAGTGCAGCTAGCACCGCGATCAAAATCTGATCATACGCTCCCCTCAGAGCCGTAAGGCTCTGAGGGGAGATATGCCGTTATGCAGGCAGTTTAGGTAAGACCAGTGAATTAGTTGGGAACGCAGATAAAGCTAATACAACCCCTTTGATCTCCTCCATGAACAGACCTAGTTTAATCGGGATAGTATACGAATTGACGCCATTAGTAGCAACTACTACTCGTGCGTGCGGTATATCGTAACTTACGAACACCAAGTCAGCATCGATACGTGAACCGTATGGACCAGATATCGAAAATAAAATATCAGACTCACCTGCTTCACCGATAGCACCACCGTTATGCATAGCACCGGTTAATTTAAAGTCAGGATTATCAACACCATCGATGTTAAAAATAATAACCCGGTTAACTAACGGGTCATCTAGATTAGCCTTTAAGACGGCTAGTTTATTATAGATAGCTTCGAAATGTGGGCGTAAATGTGACATAATAGACTGATTGAGTTTAGACTCTTGCATGATAGATACCTTAGCGGTTAGTGTTTAATAAGACCCATAAACTAATGGTTCTGTACGTTTGATATAGGCTACTGCCTTATCGAAATCACGGTGCCAGCGTTTGCTATAAGGGCGTTTTAATATATTCGCCGTAGCCAGACGAATACCAGGCTGCCATTTAGTAGGCGTAGGGATGCCGCTAGCTTGAGCTAGTTCTAAGTTAACTAGCTTAACATTAGTGGCTAGTAATGCTTCGTTGTATGGATTCATAGAGGATACCAAAAAGAAAGATTAGAGGATACGTTGTAGGGCTCCTAGGAGCCCTACGCTGTATTATGCTTTATATAACGTCCACTTACAGCCGTAGCTGCTGCAATCGTTAGTGCGGTATGCACCGCGAGTAATACGTATGGCTGTGCGTACGCCTGCCGGCATTGCTACCGGTAATGAGTTGTAGTACTCGGTCTCGTTACCCGCGTAGCCAGTAGACCATGAACCACTGGTAGGTGCTGGACAATGGCGTTCCACACCCCCATCAAAGAACCATAACAGCCATTCAGTGTACTCGTTGACGTGAGCCAACGAACTGTCATAATACTCAGCCGGTGAGTCCATCTCCTTAGGTAGCTTAGCCGCCTTAGACCAGTTCAACGGTAGACCCGTGAACGGACTTAGGCTGGCCTGACGCACTACACCATCCAGCCAGTTTTCAGCGCCGTTAGATGTCTCTACCTCCACGCTACCTAACCCGATGAACAACGCACGGATGTCCTGTTCTTTGCGTAAATCATTAGTGGTGCGTACTCCGTCCCATCCGACGCCAGCAGGTAGATATGATTCACCTGGCTCAGCTGAGGTCAACCAGTCGTCAGCATCTTTAGGCAATGCCTTCAGTGCCTGAGCATGCTGCGTGAACCCGTTGGCACCTAACGAGATCAGCTCACCATCCGTGAACATGAACAACTCCCATTTACTCGGGTACCACCCGTGTTTTAACACTAGGTCACCGTTACGGGCAACCTGTCGCGTACACCGTTTTGAACGTTCGCCACTGCGTTCAGCCGAGATCACAGCACGTATAACACCCTGCGGTGATAGTACAATTTGTCTAAAGCCGGTATTGGCTTTGGCTTGGCCATTATTGATAACCATAGAATTTCTTATTTCAGTTGCAGTGCTCATGATATTTCTCCACATCCAAGTTTATTAGCAGATAGTAGGGATGGATGTATTCCATACTAACTCAGGAAATTTATTAAGCAGTAGCAGCGAGATATTCAGCTACTGCGGCATCGGCAGCGTCACGCATGCTATTACCAATACAACCACACCAGCGGCCTACGACCGCCAACCACACACCATCTTCGAGTTGCGTAAACTCGATCATACCTACGTTTGACATAGCAATACCCCTCGACTACAGTATATGCTAATTAAATATAAATTAATTAGCTAAAAAAATAAAAGGCAGTGAGTGATAGCCTAGGCTATCACTCACTCGTCATTAGTTACCGTTGCGTGAACCTGCCCACGCACCTGCGGCAAATCCCACCACGATACCCGCGCATGCACCGGCTGCACCACATTTCCATCCGAAGATCTTCAATTCATCTTTGGTGAAAGATGATTTCTCATCCTTCTTAGAATCATTAGTCTTGGCAGATTCGTCTTTAGCATTGGTTGTATCTTCTGGTTTAGTGCTCATAATCGTATACTCTTAGTTAGCCTGAATAAAAGGGTTGTGAAGATAGGCTTAGTTCTCTTCTCCCTTAAGTAGTATATATCTGAGATTATTTGGGATCTCAGATATACCTAGGCTAACTATTGATTACTTCACCTTCGGCCTAAATGCGTTAGGATACCCTTGAGGGATACAGGCCTGGGCCTCACGGAGTGTGCGTACAGTAGGGTTTAGACCACCCACTGTATCTGCCAACCCATCGCCCAAACACTCCCCCACTAACTTATCTAGCATCGCAGTAACTCGAGCTAATGATAACTCTAGAATCTCACGATCCACGGCTTCATTAACTACACCCCCCTTACCAGCCTCTGGCCTAAACAACTTAGCGGCCTGATCGCTGACATCACACAGCGCTGCGAATGACTGAGGTTTTGTGGATATAATGCGTAGCAACGGCTGTGCTTGATCTAGTAACCCTGACTTAACCTGCTCGTTAATAGGTTGTGCGCTCGCTAACTGTTTAAATAATATACCCGCTACCGACCGATCGGGCTGTGCAATAGGCTCGATAGTAATTAAACCCTCGCCCAGTATTATAGTTGTAACGGCTGGTGGTGTCTGCATACCATATACGGCTGCCTGTAACGCATCTATAGGCGTAATAGCGTAACCCTCCGCCGTTAACGCATTAACAATATTCGCTGCTAGCTTGGGACCCGCCCAGAACTCTTTTAACGCATTAGCAATAATCTCTACAGGTAACATGTGAAACTCCCGAATAATGATAGTATAAAACTAGGGCAATAAACCCAATAGATGTAGAACATGGACTATAGCGTAATAAAACGCTACAGGTGGAATCCAGCAGATATCTCTAGGGGCTAGATATGTACCACCAGCCCATAACGCTAGGAATAATAACCCCGCTATTAAATTTAGTAGCTCAGATAAAAACTTTGCCACGATAGACCCCTAATAACAGTACGCCCTCGAACATAGGTTCCGTGTATACCGACAGGGTATCTAAAACCATCGGCAGACTGCATGTATCAATAACTACACGACATCTACCGCACTGTCCGTTATTAAAGAGCCCAATAAAACGATCACCGTCTTTTAGTCTATCTAACCTACCGACCCTATACTTATTCATTAAGTCCACGGAATCAGTACTCAATGAACCATTAATGGTGGCAGTTGTATCTAACGGCGCGAAAGCGGGCTTAAACTCAGGCGGTGTAGTGGAGCGACCACCAACTACAGGTGCCATAAACGGATACCGTGGTCGATAGACGTAGATAACAGACTGTATGACAATACCAAATATAACTAGCATTAGAACGCCAGCTACTAACATGTAAAACTCAGTATGTGGCGTGCACATAAATCCTCCGTTAGGAGATAGGGTAACCCTATCTCCTAGTATCGTTTAAGTAAGATTAATATGCTTATCCACGATGTGATCATCCGCCCATTTATTATAGGCTTCAGCAGACACACCAGGGACCGGAGTATGGCTATAGTTAACGCTAGAGTCAGACACCACCACACCGCGTGACTGACCGTAGACCTTAGGACCTTCATCACGTGGTTCCAGCACTGGTTCGGCATCGCCTTCCCAGTTATTCGTAAAGTCACGCATTGCTGCATCACCTTCTACTTTATCGAGTACTGACTCTGGTGTTGGTAGTGGTGTTTCAAACCAACCCGGGATAACTATAGACAGTCCGTCCGCTGGCGGATATAGATGGATTTCCGATAGTATTACCTCGCGGTGATGTAATGCCGCCGTTAATGATTGTTCGTGGCGCACTTTATCCGCTGGAAAAAACTGCTGAGGCTCCTGTAGTAAATGATTACAGCGAGCCTCCACCCCATAGGTAGACTGTAGCCATTCGCAGATTTTGTTTAGTAATAGAGTCTTACCCGTATTAGTAGGGCCTGCTACCAATACGTGGAGTTTGTTAGGCTCTTGCAATACCGATAGATTAGTAAACGGCGCTAATCGCGGCATCTGGTTTCTTTTAGCAAGTTGTATCTCAGCGTTCTCACGCGCTAAAGCCTGCTCCGCTATCAACAAAGCGATTTCACTTTTGCTATACGCACAGCGCTGCGTTAACGACATCATAGCTTCCATGTAGTGATTGGACTTACGTGCCGGTTCCGTAGCCTCAGTCCGTACAAACTTAGGTCCTTCCTGAGAGTAGGCTAGTTGTTGTACACGAGTAGCTAATTCGCGTAGCGTCTCAGCATTTAAGTGAGCTTCTGGATGGTCGATGATATCTTGAATAGACGCGATCATGATGAATTCCTACGTTAGTAATAAAGAGTTATGACCAGGGCTGCGCGCCAATGGACATTTGTAAATCGGACATCTCAGCTTCTAGCTGCACTATCTGTTTTTCAGCCTCGCGTAGCTTAACACCTAATATTAGGTTCTCCTGCAACAACGTATCGTATTCTAGTAACTCTACCGGACTAATCCGTTTAGCTAATTCTTTCACATCGCCTATAAGCTCAATCGATACGGGATCTTCGGCGCAGGCTTTAATTAACTCACGGATTGACTGAGGAGGCGCACCGCGCCGTATCATCACAGTAGTTGAGTTCATCCCGCACCTGCCGGTGCAGCTACTGCTGCCTGTAGTGTATCGTTAAGATCATCTAACACCACCTGCGTACGTTCGATACATTGACGTAGCGTAGAGTTATCATTCATCAGCCCTAATATCTTTTCAGCAGCTTCGTGCTTATCATCAGCCCGCACTACAGCTAACCCAGATAACACCCCGTTTAACGCTAAAGAAGTCGGGGTAGTACCAGCATTACGTAATACGGCATTGAGCGAGGCTAATTCAGCTTCACTAACATCGAAGTACGGTATAGCGAATTGTAACGGCGCTTTAACCGCTGCATTGTACGCACTAAGTTTGGTAATGAGTCGATTATGTTCCTCCAGGGTTAGTGCGTACCACTCGCGTGTCGTCACCAGTAACCCCGCTGTAACTCCCGTTAATGTAATGCTGGTTAATTTACCAGACCCTAAATCTACAAGTGCTTGATTTAACGAATCAATCGTTGCGGTATAATTACACCCAGGAGACTCATTAAACTCATACCGCATAACCCGGCCGGTTTCCACTAAATCAGGCGGTACTAGCTTTAGGCCATATACGTCCTCAGCTACGTCTTTAGAGAACCGGGCATGGCCAGTCCATGGATTATATAGCCATGCTTTATCGGCATGCACCTTACGCCATTCTTGAACCGTGGTAAGGATAGTGCCGGACGCGCGTTCGCCGTTATCCGGCCAAAAATACAGACATGGTGATTTGTCATTAGACACTGTAGGTAGTACTGACATGGTAGTAAACTCCATAGTTGGGCTTAAGTAGTAGCGCGTTTAACCGCAGTTTGTACTAAGTCGCGCTGTTGTTCTCTAGTGGTAACTATTAAGTCTTTAATATCACCGCCTAATTGGATATACGTTAAGTCGCCGTTAACAACGACCTGTATAGCCTGGTTAATAATAGTAAGCGATAATGAATCACCGGCATCCATACACGTCCATACTGAACGATCGGGACTCATAACCCCGATAGGCGGACTAAATACAGATTCTATATTGAGCCCGAACAGGTCATTAGCTACATCACTAGCGCTACGGGCAGCACCCGTCCATGGGTTGTACAGCCACGCCGAGCTCTTAAATTTATCCCGCCACTCAGCGGCAGTCATATGCCCTGACATGCGTGACCCCGTACCCGGCGAGTAGATAATGCTACGATGATGCTGACTCATGCTTTATATCTCGGATCGTTATAGGTTTTATGAAACACGTCTATCTGTTTCACGACCGTGGTTAATAGTATCCCGTAGTTGGCCATGTCACCGGTCACCGGCACACTACACCCTACAGCATTGCCCGCTTCGTGTATTATACGTAACAACTCTGAGTCTGGTTCAGTATCGAACTTGAACGTTTGCACGATGCCAGAAAACCCGTAACACCACCAGAGCTTTAGCAGCGTAGACCGTACAAATACCCAGTATTGGTCAGCAGGCATTCGTACCGCTAACCCGAAATGCTTACAGATTTCGTGAATAGTATCTTTCACGATAATATCAGCGTAGCGGGATGTGCCGATATTATCGCCAGCAGATAATACTGAGGCTATAGTTTTAGCCAGTGGTAATAACTCTAACAGTATATCATGCGGCTGCCATACGCGTGAGTCCATACCATCCTGTATCTGGATAGAGTTATCGTCGTTGAAAAAATAGGCCGCACGGCGACTGGGTTTGTAAACGTCGTGTAACTGAATATAGACGTGTAAAGGCAGTAAGTATGCTTGATCCATAGTAACCTCGATTAGTTAAGTGACATTACGTCCGTCGTTAAAACCCCGTAGAAAATAATGCCAAGCTATTTCAATATCACGATCGCAATAATCGCTTGGGTCCGTAGGATCACGTACAAGCGTTTGGCCAGACCATATAGCTTCGAATAACTTACGTGCCTTAGCGACGTGCTCGTTATCAAACCCGCACTCACCCGTCATACGGCTTAGATAATAGCCTACCCGCCGTACTTCAGTAGGACACTTATATAGAGACACTGGCATTGACTCATACCGACCAGTAGTAGCGTTCTCTGTAATCGGCACGACTATCATAAATGCAATACTATCATCGAACTGATAGTTCTCGCCGCTGGACAGTACTATAGTGCGGACTACTGGATCCATACCTTCGCTACCGCGTGTGGCTGTAAACATAACCGCCCCAGCTACGCCGATGAGTTTAAGCGTAGCAATACTAATAACCTGTTCAGCTGTATCAGCCCAGAGGTTAGTGGTAGCTAACCGTAATTTAGCTAACCCTAGCCATTTATTACGGATAACGGTATCGGTTAATGTATCAATGCCTTTAGTCAGCTCATTTAAAGCTTGATTTAAGCTCATAGCCCCTCCAACCCATTTACATCGATATGGTGGTCCTTTAACCAGCCATACATACCGACCCAGCCTTTCCATTGTTCATCGGTGGTGTACTGTTCATACGAACCATCCGCTTCACGATCCACGCTGTCTTCAACCCAGCGTTCAAATAGTTTACGCACAGCTGCGATATCCCACTCGTCTGAACCAGTAATGACTGTCAGCAAACGATATTCCTGTTTAATGGCATCCATATCGGCAGGATCAATCGTCGTGTAAAATGTAGCGGTTTGATCACGGATATAATCAACATCCACTGCGGTGCCACCACTAACTACTAAAGCTGACCGTACTGTAGGCATTGTCTCAAATGGCCAGAGTTTGGCCGGATCTAATACGATGACTTCTGTACGGTCATCGATGTATACGACGTACGCTAGCTGTACTACGCGCAACATGCCGTACGTATAATGCCCGGGATTACGATGATGTGTGTCAGCACATACCTGCGGTGGCTGCGATACTATTGATACGGTACGTACGTCTAAATTAGTTAAACAGCACGTGAACGCTTTTTCTAAGCGTTCAGCCAACAAGGCCTCTTTAGACAGTATATGGCGATCGGGTATTTTGGACTTAATAGTCTTGGCTAAGAGACTGACCGCTTCTACATTAAGATATTGGTCAGGGTGTGCTACAACGTGGTTAATGTCTATATTCATGATAGTGTCCCGCTAGTTAAAAGACGGTAAGGTTAGCCCTACCGTTGTGTTATTAAGAATGTTTATTAGCCCAATACCGCGCTAGATAACGCTGCATACAAGGCCCGACTGCACTAGGTACACCGCCTAACGATACCCAGTCATCAGCCAACTGATCACAATGCGTAGGAAGCCATCCGAAGTGTAATCGGCCATCGGCTGTAGTGCAAGCAAATGATGGCGCTATAGCCGCTACACCCAACTGCTGCATCAACTCAGTCGTAGGAGCATCCACCGTAACCTTATCCCACTTATGGATAAAGACAATAATAGATTTACCTGCTACGACCCATTTCATGCGTGTCATAAAGTGCCCACGCTGCGCCATGTCTAAGGCGCCGCTGTACGTATTCATCTAAAACCCCTTAGGCCAGTTGCAGTGAACGGATACCTAGAATCCAGCCGTCACGCCAGGCTAACCATATTTGCTGCAAACGACTATCATTGTAGTTAGTCGGATTAGCTAGCTGACGTGAAACATCTTCGTATCCATCCAACATAGCTTCATCAAATGCCCGTCGTGCACGGTAGATTTCATGACTATCTAAATGATATTCAGCCGAGATCAATTCCAGGTCCGCTTCCGTATCTGTGCCTAAAGTGCCGTATACATCGATGCGTGCGGGTGAGGCATCGGTATCGCATCCGCTTACCACTACCGCCGTTCGTATACTGGAACACTCTAACAGCATCAGGTTAGACACTAACCCGGCGTGTGCTGACACAGCACCTTTGTTAGATACCATAAAGACAATTGCATATTCCGGCGATAGTGCCTTAACCGACTCGTAATTACGTGTATGATAAATAATCTCGTTATCCCACACAGTAGCCTCTTTTAATGCTAACACACCCGCTCTAATAAGTGCTTGAGTGACTAAATTAAAAGGATCAGGCGTAACTACTTTAGCGAGCATTAAAGCGGTAGCTAAGGCACGGACAGATTCGATGTTGGTGTACGCCTCAGGGTTACTGAGTACGAGTTGCGGGTCTAATGCATTCATGATAGTAATGTCCCGTGGTTAAAATATAACGGTAGACCAGAATCGGTCTACCTAAATGCTGTTGATAGCAGCCTGCGCTGAGGCTATCGCACGTTGTTCGGCCTCTCGATCGATAGTATCTACGTACGGCGTAAACTCTACACCTAAGAACTCTGCCCAGTCAGCGGCTTCTTGATTCGCGTAGTCCAAGTTCGTATGTTTAAACGGTGTAATCAGACCAGCTGAGTCACTCCATTTAGGGTTAACAGGTCGGTCTGCATTGGTCAAATAAACCCAATAAGTAACCTGATGTGATTCAGTCATCCGTACGACGCGTACTTTAAACTGAGGTGCGAGTAAACGCGTTAGCACGCCAGGGTTCACCGCTGCGATGTAATCAGCGTCTTCTTTACTAGCAATACCCGGTCGTGTGGGCGACAGACCTGTAACTAATATCCCGGCTGATGTAAAGATCGATCCGGTCGCAGGTACGACATGCCATGGACCAGGTGTGGCTGCCGCAGCTAACTTACGCAAATACTCGACGTTAACCGGACCGTTAATATCTAGGTCGTGTAAACGTATCGACACGAGTCTGCACAGTTCGGTAAACTCACCGTCATTTAATGCTTCAGTGATAGCAAAGGCTTTATAGGCTGGTACATCTTTAGAGCCAATACAAAACCAACCTTCGTTGGTGTGATACCCAGTGATCTCACTGATCGGGTGCGGGTACCGTAATTCGTCAATTAGTTCTTGATACATCTTAGTATTCCAATAGTTAAAAGTAGGTAGTCTATACAGTACAGCTAAGGTTGTACTGTATAGCGTGAGTTGACATTACAGGTTAATAATGTATATCGGTAATTAATTACAGTCAGAGTGCATCACCGATAGATTACGCTAACCACTTTAGCGGTAGGGCCGTACTGGTGGAGTGCTTTCGCAGCAGCTGCATCGTGGTTGGATTTACCCGCCATGGGTATTATTACCGTAGCACCCATCCAATAACCGTCCGACCGTAGATACGTCAAACGTACTTCGTAGCTATCAGTTACCTGACGCTCCGCTAGCTTTTTACCCTTCCCCATCGCCATATTCTCCACCGTGCGTCAGCGGCGAACGGTAATTAGTGATAGTCAGTGCGAGTCCCGGTGTAATCGTGAACCGCGCATTCCAGGTATACCCAACGGTATTATCCGTAGCATAAACATCTACGGAGTCTATAGTACGGTCTATTGCCTCGTTTACCCGACTACGCATTAGGCTCTCACTACGTTCCATAAACTCAGTGATCGTTAAATCACAGTTACCTACTAACTCACCCCATACACTGTCGCAGACCTTCCCCAATACACGCATTAGGGCCTCTCTGTCTAACCCGGTTTTGGTAATAGCGCGTTCATGTTCTACCGCAGCCCGCCAGGCAGTTAACCATTCAGACAACCCAACATCGGTAGTTGTATAAGAAGCATGCGCACTCACGGCAGCGGCGTACCAGTCGGGTTTAGGGCCGTCTGCATAAATATCATAATACGCAGTCATTGTATCTATCCTCAGTTAAATTAGCCGCAGATTGCGGCACTATGTGTACGTCCGGTTAGTATCCCTAGTTCCTCGGAATCAACCGATACGGAACACCAGTCCTCTATACTTAACTCAAACTCAGTCATTAAAAATGCTCTGATGGTAACGACGGATTGGGTATCGTCCGCGTTCGACACAGCATGTACTTCCATTAACTCAATACCTATAGCAGTGCCACCATTACGGGTATGGCTAGTAGTTACAGGCACTATAACTGTATTTGGTCTGGATGGCGAATACAGGCCATAGACCGGTTTCAACGGCTTCGATAAAAACCAGTCCTGGCGGGTACGTTGAGAGTATGCTGTAATCGCGGCGCCTAACCATAGACCGTATTCGATGATGTTAAACTTAGCACCCAGTATCATCACGTGTTGCATAATTACTCCCTATAGGCCGTGACTACGACCGTCTAATGAGGTATCCCTAAAAGGAATACCGCCTTCTTTTAATATCGTGTCAAACCACGCGTCGTTCAACTCATCGCGGAGTTCACCCCCTACGAATTCACCCGTAGCGATGTTGAACCAATCGCGTAATCCACGCACGTCGTTATACGCGCTATGATAAACGCGTTTACGTAAGCCAAACCAATCAGTCACTGTGGCTTTATCCGAATGATTAGCAGTGTTGCTAATCGTTATTACAATCTGTGCCATTACTATATCCTAATGTTCGAGCTTTAAATAAAACCCGTGTTGTTATTGGTGTTTCTAATGCATCGGGCGAGTCATTATCGATTACACTCGTTGCTAATATTCGCGTCGTCGCATAATCGCTAGTCACGTATTCAAAACCGTTCTGTAAAAACCACTCCTGTGACTTAGTGCTAAATGATATTTCTACCAGATATCGTATACCTTCCGGTAAAGCAGTCTCTAATAGCGCTAGCGATCGCTTACCCAGCCCAAGTTTACGATAGCTAGGCACAATCCCTGTCCAACGCAGTATCGCTTCATCATCTTCCCCCAGAAACCATCCAGTAATCCCGATGACTACTGCCCCTTGTTTAATTAACCAGATACCACCCGGATTATGACAGTCGTTAGTCTGCCAATCGATAGTAGCTACGATGGCGCCAGCTGTATACTCTGGATCATCCCAAATAGTGCGTAATTCAGGATACTGGGTAAACGGACATAGCGGTTCTGCTATCGTTAATACGCTGTCTAAAGGTATAAGTGTCAACTCGGGTTGCATAGGTAGGCTCTCTTGATTTACGATTGCGGGTGTGTATCGTGTTTTTACGTCGTCTATACAGTACACGTTTACTGATACGGTGGTTAGCGATTAACATCAATCGCCGTGAGGTAAGTTTAATATATCGAATAACTCGTCTATGCATGCGTAGTACAGACTGGTTAAACTCAACGGAGTTCGGCACAGTCGGACTAGTGTATTCATGAGCCGACATAGGTGTGGACAACAATTCAACTGGCACACCTAACGCCACAGCCATCCGATCACGCATGGTTTGCACGAAGTCTTGGATACTACCTAGGGGAGATGGATCTATTGATTCCAGCATCTTTTACGTGCCTCTATTAAGTAACGGCGTGTATCGGCCTGGGGTGTGGCGCGTATCAGCTGCCCGCGCCATTTAATACGTCGGTTAGATTGTAATCTACGGTGCAGTCGCCGGCGACAGAGCTGTGCTGCCTCTGCCCGTCGACGTGCATGTACTCGTACGGACGCTTCATGTAACCCGGCAAACAGGTCTTCTAAATCAAACAACGTCCGGATAGCTTCGTATTCCGGACCCTCCGGTACCATGCGTGCTGCTAACATATCTGTACGTACTACCACATCGTAATCTATAAAACCAGCAGATTGACGGAGACGTTCTGCCGGAATAATATCTACATTACGCTGCGGCACACTAATGGTGTTTTTATAATCACCCGGTAGTCGTATTTGGATTAGGCCAGACTTGGTGCGTTTGACGATAATGACGCGGTTAGCGTTTAAGAATGGCCGCACGTCAGGATCCATACCTATGTCGCCATAAGGGCTTAAGGTACACCATACGCCTGGCGCGTATAGATCGGTTTTAGTTAATGCATCCATGGGATACGTCCTTTAGCATGATAGTATTTAGTACGTAGTTCAATCTGATGTAGCTGAGGTTTATAAAAACTCCGGCTACGTGAACTACTGCCTCTAAAGCGTTTTAAGCTCAATGCTCCAAAACGCCTAGTAATAGTACGACGCGTAAGGGGTTTACGCGCACGTGGATCAATATACGGGAACATATACCCGTTTACGTAGTAGCACATGACTCCTCCTTTTCTCTGGCCATGCGATCTAGTACCATTTTCAACTGGATAACCAATTCAGAGTCATCCGTTACTATGGTAAATAAATCCCAAATTAATGTACCGTCGGGCCGGCGTACAGGTATAAGCTCTATAAGCAGAAAGTCCTTCAGTAACGGCTCTTTAGTTACCAACACACTAAATGCAATACACTGCGTCTGGTTAGTCGGTGGTAATGCCTCTAACATCATAAACCGTATACGCCCAGGTGTATCTTTAAAATCGCCATTAGCATAAAGTTCAAGTGACCATGCTGGTCGACGTAACAACACCGTACCGATAGCGTGTAGTACAGCCGCGTGATCATTTTCTACTAACTGATAATAGATAGCTCCTACGGGTAGTTCTAACAGCCAATGTTCATCACATCCGCCGCGCTGTCCCGTCACCCCCGTTGCGTTAAGCGCTAGCAGCGCCTCCAATAATAGTGACATGTTTAATACTCCAAAATTATCGAACTAATCCGCAGTAACCCTTACCCGTCTTTACGGGTATGCGTTTAACGGGTCGCACTGACTCAACGCCAGTCTTAGGCACAATGTCTTTAGGGTCGGCTTCCATAACAACTTCATCCACCCAAGCCATACAGTCCCCACCAAGACAATTACGTCCTGCATTAGTCGATATACTAGCCACACAGATTTTAAAATAGGCATCGTTTTGCGTGTATACGTTCGGCATGTTAATAACCCTCGTGTTAATAATAGGAGTGTGTGTACACTCCTAGTGATAATATATACCTACTTAGTAATCGAATCCAAATAGTCCTTCAATATGGTTTCCGTATAGACAGGTACGCCTAATGCTAATGCATGCCCTAGTTTAGCCCCAGGATTATTACCCGCTACTAGTGCCTTGGTATTTTTACTAACTGTATTAGTGACGTTAGCGCCTAGACTACGTAGGAGTGCAGTCGTCTGCGCCCGGTCAATAGTTTCAAACGTCCCCGTAAAACACCACCGCTGACCACACAACACCCCTGATTCATTATCCACGCGGATACGCGAGGTAATACCTGCTAATATATCACGCATTCTAAAGTCAGCCAAAGTTACCATAATAGTAACCGCTGTTCCAGTCCCTATACCCGGTAGTTCTTCTAATGCTTCTACAGTGGTGTTTAGCAAATCATCGATGGTAGGATACCGTCGGGCGATTGTTAACGCTGTCTGTCTCCCTACACCGGATATACCCAACCCCGCTATCAAACCGTGGTAGGTGATCGACCGCAACCCGCGTAACTTACTAACGAATTCCTGTACTAGCCAGTGCTCATTATACAGTTTAGGTATCGTAATTTCCCCTTTAGCTATTTTGAATATATCCACGTAGTCCTTAACAGTACCGCTAGTATAAAGCAGCCTAACGGTTTCCGTAGAGACACCATCGATATCTAATCCGTTGGGCGATAAAAACCATGTAAGTCTGGCTATGTTTTGTTCAGCACAGTTTACTTTATCAGGACAATACAACAACCCACCGTCAGTTATAAGAGTCGACTCACAATACGGACAACTACGTGGGATACTAATAAACTTAGTTGCCGCATTAGCTGGGTATAAGTTAGCGATAACCTTAGGGATCACGCTGCCAGCACGCGCTATTAATACCTCGTGGCCGAAACCTAACCCTAAGCGTCGGATCTCATCAGGGTTGTAGAGATTTACCCGTGACACCACTACATTGTTAATCTCTACCGGATCCAATATCCCTACGGGCGTTAATACGCCCGTGCGCCCCATAGACCATTCTACCTTACGCAGTCGTGTCTTAGCAGTAACATTAGCCCATTTAAAGGCTATCGCCCATTTAGGGTATTTAGTGGTCTCGCCCAGCGATCGCTGGATTATCGGATCGTTAATCTTAATAACAATACCATCCGTAGGCGTATCCATTTCCGCCCCAGCGGTACGCCAGTGTTCGATGTCCGCTATGATCTCAGCCATGGTACTATAAACAACCCAGCCATTAAACAGCTGGAAGCCATTATCTACCAGTAATTTATACTGCTGTTCTACCGTGAGATCAGGAATAGTATCACCATGGATAGAGTAAGCAGTGAACTGTATAGGTTGTACGTACGTAGGCTCACTGAGAGCCCTTAGAAGCCCTGCCGTGGCGTTTCTGGCGTTACTGTACTGCTCGTCAGTCGACCGAGTGAGATTGATCACCTGGAGCGTCCTATAGCCCATTACAGCCTCGCCCCGTATATATACATCACCCGTAAGTGCTATAGTCTTAGGCATGCCGCTAATGCGGTCGTAAGCATAGGTTATTTGTTCACCTATAGCACCGCTACCTCGCGTAGCTAACCGCACGAACTGACCGTTTCGGTAAAGTCCTTCGATAGCCATGCCATCGTGTTTGAAGTCTACCACGTAGTTAAGCTTAGCCTCTAACTTAGACGGTAATACAGCTAGCAATTTACGTTCAAACGTTAACAAATCTTCCGTGAAATAACATTTGTCTAAAGACAACATCGGCACAGTATGTTTAACCTCTTTGGCAGGCATCACCGTGTCATGTGGAATGATAGTATCCAGACCTACGTAGGTTTCCGTAATGCCTGGATGCTGGCGTTCTATCATTAGTCCTTCTTGATAGAGCGCATCATATTCAGCATCTGTAATTTTAGGCTTGCCGATGTTAAACAGCTCATCGTGAAGTTGTAGTAGCGCCCGTAACTCTACGTACCGATCAATAATAAGGTTAGTCATAAAAAGTTATCCGTTAATAATACATATCTTACTAAAAGACATAAAAAAGAAAGGACTGCTTACGCAGTCCTTTCGTTAGGTTATGCCCTTAGGCTTTGAACACCGCCCATTTAAGTAATCGATCAGCATGCCAAACACAGTGGTAAATTACCTTAGCCTTCGACGCTAGTTCCGTATAAGCGCGTTCTTTACAGTTGCGTTTATCCAGATCAATACGTTTAGTTAAAGCGCTACCACGGCAGGGTATAATGAAACTCAAGGTTTCTTCATACAGCGAAGCCGCATCGAACGGTGTACGCTTAGGTATCGTACCGGTAGGGTAGTTACCAATATACGTCGTATCGATGTGCTGGTTTAACGCCCGCACACGTTCCTTAGCAACTACCTTAGCCGAACGGTGCTTATCGGCCAGCATCCGGTTAACAATCCGAGTTTTCCCGAGTTGTCGTGGATTCAGCCACGTCGGTATGTTTTCCCAACGTACATCAAACTCGGCATTAGTACGATGCACTGCTCCTAACGCTGGATGCGGTAATTCACCGTATACACGGGCTGCGTCCAGTAAGTCTCCGATATTGCCAATAGTTTTACCAGGTGATCGAGGTTCTACTAAAATAAGTGAACCACGTCCAGAGTCCAGGGTTACCTCGACTTGTGGCTCAGATTTCCCTAACAAACGCGCGGCCTTATTTTGAGACGTGGTATGATCTGGTAGGCAGTGCCGTAATGTATCATAGAGTTCAGGCGATAACGTGAACTTGCCTTCAAGTGCCTGGCTGATTGGCGCCGAAGTATCGCTCAGCATCGACTGGAAATGTATTACCTTATAATTAGGAAAAGCTGCGAGGATATGTGCCCGTAAGCGCTCATATTCCTCAACACCACTCGTAATCATAATCGTATTAGCGTCGGTACTAATAACCACTGTCATGGTAGTATACTCTTAGTTAATGAGATTGCCATCTACGCGCATTAGGTCAGCGATATGCTTCGACCGATGGGTTATAACGGTCGTGCGCCCTGAACCATCTAGGTAGTAGGCGTACTGATGATTGTAATATTTAAACGTAGTAGTGAACTGGTGTTGCTGCATACAGAACGTTTTGAAGTCCATTGGATCCTGCTTAGCATTTGAGTAGATCTCGTTATACAAACCGATATATACTAAATCAAACCAACACGGTGTAATCATAGACAGACGATCTAGGTCGCGCATTAAGCCTTCGTCAGGCTCTACTACATCCGATTCGTACGGATAACGCGTACTACCTATCAACCGCGCTACCGTATCGAGAAACACCGCCATGAGTTCTTCGTTACCTGACTCACCCAAGAACTGGGTGGGTACGGTATCCCGAATATCATCTAACACCAACCCCGCCCACTGACGCGTACCGCTAGAAAACACTACTGGGTATTCTTCACCTTCGTAGACCTCTGCAAATGGCGCCAACGCGCGCTTAATATTAGCGTCATCATCCGTAGCGCCTTGTGAGTGTGCATGATCATGCCATGCTAATGCGATAACTATAGTCTGTGCTTCCCAGCGTTGCTTCAGTGTCAACATGCCTACGTGCCCGTAAGTTAGGTGTTCCAAATACTCATAGTACAAAAACAATGCCATCAGCGTATGAATCTGGTGGTGGTACCCGTTGGTGAAGCAGTGATCAGCGGTATCTACTTTATAGTACCAGCCAGTAATGCTGATAGTCCAGTATTTACCGGAGGCAGGGAACAACTCCATAATCATTTTGTTTACAGCAGTTACGATCAGTGACATCCGGATGTCGCTGAGATTACACATAATGCCTTTGTCAATAAGGCGCGCGCGTACTGCGTTAATAGCTGCACGTTGTTCGGTGGTGAGTTTAGATTTAAACATGTTAGTATCTCTGGAGTTTGGTAGGGGATTGCCATGCTGGATATAGATCCCGGATAGCATCGATTAGTTTTATCTTAGACTTAGCATATCGCAGTATACCGTTATCCATACCTTGCAATATAAAGAGTGGATTAACAATAGAGTTATCATCATTATCCTTTAACTTGATATAGAGTAACTCGATATCGTTAGTACTAATTAACCGTGCGATATACTCGTTATAAGATTCACCCACACGCCGGGTTAACTGGTGGGTGAGATGACACGTACGTTCGGTGAATCCTGCTGCGCGTAGCGCGTTATACGTAACGGCGGTATTCTCGAAGACATCGTGCAAATACCCAGCTGCTGTAGCATCATCACTGATCCCTACTACACGACCTACGGCATCACCCACACGTTTAACGTGGTTGTAGTAAGGTTCTTCACCACCTCGGCGCATTTCAGCGCCGTGTGCCTTTAAAGCAAATGCGCTTGCGCGCTCAGTATACTCACTCACGTGCTACACCCTACTAATAACACGATTAATACGAATAATAATTTCACGACATACCCTCCGACTGTGATGCCCTATCTTTAAGCGCAGCATTAATAGCGTGTATAACTTCAGTAATCATAACCGCATCGAACCGCCGCCGCAACGGCAATACCATGGGTATACCTAGCTGGTCTAATAGCTGTGTTAAGGCCAGACTTAGCATTACGCGTTCGGCGTTGGTAGCCAATATCGTACCATACGTAAAAATGGTAGGTACGCCTTCCATAACAACGTCATTACGCTCAGTGGCCATAACTACAACGTATTGCGTATCGACTGGTGGATCGCGTAGATCATGCACTCCTAGGTAGTATTCTTTAGAGCCAATCACATTTGATTTTTTATCCAGATACACCTGGATAAATAGATAATCCCCGTTGGCTTCAGTAGCGTTAATAAAAGCCAAGTAATCCTGTAGCCGCGCAGTTGGACTAATAGTCAGATGCATACAGAATTCAATTAGTTGTCTAAGTGCGGGAGACCCGCGCGATTCGCCTGGTTCGTGCATGGTAATTACCTCGATTTGTTAATAGTGCCGTTGATAGGGAGGCGGGGTTTATAGTCAGTATCCTCCCAGACCGTGGTTTGGGTTTCGATGTTCCAGATATGCGCATCCTGCCCACCGAATATGTTATTAGGGCTGGAGTCGTAGTGTCGCTGCGCGGCTGCTACGAGCTGTTCGATAGCTTCGTCCTGTGTGGGGTATACACCCACTAGATCGGATATACCGCCTTTGGGATAATAGTTCAGGGATAGAAACGCCATAAAGGTCGGCTTGGGTGCTACCACGGTATCAGACATCATAACCCTCCTGGAAACATATCCAGTGCTAATCGATAAATACCCATGTAGATCAGTACGATAACCGCCAACCCCATGGATCCCAAAAACAATTTTAACAGCGGCCAGGTCTTTAGGTTACCAGGGATCTTAACAGCTCCTGACTTAGTAAACCATCCCGCTATAAAACCCAGTACTGCAAACATAAACAACACCAGGAGTATGAGTCCTATAACTGCCTTCATGGTAGTAATCCCAGTAGTGTATTAATACGGCTAAGTTCGTCTTCGGTAAATGCACCGTGTGCCAACTTAACCACTAAAAGCTGGTGTTCGAATGATAGTTTATTAATCCGCACCACGCCATTCGATAGATCGGCTAATAGTACAAGATCAGTGAGTGCTATACCGCGTAGACCGAAAAACTCCTGTAGTTTAACAACCCAGTCGTCAGATATATGCGCTGTGCCAGACTCCATTTTGTTTATGTAAGAAGACGTAACACCCAACTGTAACGCCATATCTTTTAAACGCAGATTAGAATCTATACGCGCGTGTTTAATACGTCTCCCAAACATAGTAGTCGGCATTTAATCACTCGTCAGCAGATTCCATGGTAATACACGTTTCCGTAGGCGTTAGTCCAGTGCGAGCCACCAGCTCGTCCATAACCTGTACCACGGTATCAGAGCCTACGTACATATCCAGATCCACAGACATAGTAAACTTACCACAGATTGCTTCGATAACCTGCACTACGGTATCAGGGCCTATATACATATCCAGATCCAACACCCGGCGGATTACACTGATATCCCAGCCCATCGTTTCAGCGAGGTCGTCCGCATCAAGCTGACGGCGAATCATCAGGTTGTGTAGCTCTATCTTTAGCGTAACTAAGATACCCAACGCTATAGTAAACTGGCCATCCTTAGGAGGCGTCCACGGTTGTATAGGCAAACGTTGCGCCATTAATAGGTTTAACTGACGATAGATCTCCTGTTTAAGAAACCGCAGACATTGGTCTCCGTTGTAGGCGCGTACTATCAAATCATCGAAGTCATCCACCCACATCGATATCTTACCCGCACCATCTACGTGGCTATTATAACTTACTTTCATTACTGGCACCTTTTAGGTTAGTTTCGTGGATAGTAATTAACTCATTAAGACGAGTCAACGTAGAGGCGATCAGTACCGTACACTGTACCATTTCGCCATCGACGTAATCGGATTCACTCGCGTAGATGATCATCCATGCGCTGTCCGTATCACAGCAACGCTGCTGATCCACCGCAGATAAAAACACAGATGGATGCCAGGATTCTTTAGCCATCATATCTGCGAACGATAGAAAGTGTGATGTATGCGGGTTATGCATAATGGTCAGCATCCGGTGCTCTGGTAGTTTAGCTTCCGTTATCGAAGCGTAAATCTCCTTAGGATCCCAAACGATCAAATAGAACGGTCTAGGCATTACTACCGGCGTATCATCAACGATCATGTTGCTACCTACAGTAGCCGTAGCCCGTAGATCGCCGTTAGCTATCGCTTCTAATATATCCACAAACTCAGGGTCATTACTAAACCAACCCTCCGCAGCAGCGCGTGTAACTAATGGCTCCACATCATCCAGATATTCTTCATCGTTAATGACATACCCGCCTACTGGCATCGGTATCAACGTACGGACTTGATGTCCTGGGATAGTAGGTAGCACATTAACGAACGACACCACCCCTAGTTTAGAGGCATGCATACCGAAGGTTTCAATTACTCGATCGCTTAAATCAGCGCCTACCGCAGCACGGTAGTCTGCAATGGCTTTTTCAGTAGCCGCACTATTACAGTTAGTCCAGATTCTAAAATTAGTGGTTGACATGTTAATGGTCTCGTAAAAATATAAATGGGTAGTTACTGGTAACGAGCGTACATGCGCTCGTTACCAGTGGTAATGGTTTAGGCTGTAGCTGCGCGTTTAGCAGCTGTGCGTAATACGTGACTGACAGCTTCAATATCGCGATTATGGTCAGTTGCTACATATGCACCAATAAAGTTAATAGGCGTAGTAGCATCAGTACCGCGTGTAGCGGCAAATGATACGACGTCCTCACCTATCTTGGTTTCAAAGGACATCTGAGTCAGTTCGGAGTTTTCGCTCATAGCTTGCTGCATTAACTCACCTGCTACTAAGTGCGTAGCCGCTTGGAATGCTTGGCGGTGATCGTGCGTTTGTTTAACCTGAGCCAGTGTCAACCCAGTGCCTTCTAACGTAGACTCATACAGGTTATCGCCAGCATTAATCACATCACCGTTAGCAGTCATCAATGGACGGATCTGGGCTGCGATGGACGAAACAGTTTTGGATGGTTTAGTAACAGACATGATAGTCTCCATTAGTTTAAGTAGATGAGCTACACGGACTCAGTTTTATAGTGTATGATAAGCGATGGTAGGCTAACCCTAACATCAGATAACCAGTAAACATTTTAATTTAATGGCTGTCCTGTAAATAATATATATGCTAATTATTATAGAATCACGGCATATTACTAAAGGATGGCCTAGGCCATCCTTTAGCGTTATTACCATTTAGCAGACGGCGGCAATATCAACCCAGACGATGTTGTAGCCGGTGTGGGTTTATCCCAACCTAGCGTTTGCATCGTTCGAGTTAAATTAGATGCGACATCTGATTCCATCCCTAGATTCATACGCTGCGCCATGTTACGCGCTAATACCATATGCTCACGTGTGAAGCTTAAATCCACTACAGCTTCTAGTGACGGCGAAGCCCATTTATTAGCGATACTAATACCAGGCTCATTAACGTAGTCCCAAGTATAAATCTCACGAATAACTTTTAAGATCCGTCCGCTAGCATCCAGATAATCGTCCGTAATAGAGCGTATCGAGAAACAAACGTTTTCCTTAGGATCTTCTAGTTGCGCCCGTAATACCTCACCCCGTGGGCCAGATGGCTTAATCCACCCAATAATCGTAACAATCGGGTTACCTTGCTTATCCTTAACACTGGTCTTATCGATTTCGATTTTATGGATGTGGCAACATACGTTAGTCTCATGGATATCCATGATCCGGTACAGGAAATCCTTTTTAGACATCCCTGGTTGGAATTTAGGATGTCCGTATTCCGACCGTAACGTACCCGTAGATGCCCGGCGCATTAAAATACTACTGGCTTCGAATAGTTTTTCAACCTCCGGGTTTAGCGGATAAAACTGCCCCGAGCTGTTATAGAAATTCAAAGCCCCTAAAACAACCCGATAGTATCCCTGCGCATCCGGCTTTAGCGACCCTGTTTTGTTAGTACCTACCAGTGCGTTACACTGGTATGTGATATTAGACATGCAGTTATCCCCTGTTGGTTATAGCCGTAAAAGTGTTTCGACGCCTTCGGTAGTCTCCGCTGGATTTACCAAAGCCGACATCATTCCCTCTTCAAAATAAGCACCCATGAATTTAGCCGTGGTGTTCGTAGGTCCGTAAATAATACTACGGAATGCAATAAACGCAGGAGGCTTAATGAGCTCGTTCTCGATGTGATCCAATGTGTGGCGATAGTACTTAGTACGGTCGCCCCTACTCCGGGTAATAGATGCAGCGATCATCTCTAGCGGCGTGTTGTTGGGACCTAGTACTAACCCCCCGTGTTTAACGGATGATATAAATAACTTACCTAAGTCCGTATAACTAATGTACCAAGGTATATGCCCCTTCGCTACAATCTCATCGTAAATGTAATATACCAAGAACGAATCTTTAACAAGATTATAGTTCGGCGTAATCACACTACCTGCATCAAATGTAAACTCGTAATATTCATCCCCATCCAATTTAACAATAGAGGTACTGGATGGCGTGATCTGCATCGTTGCATTAGTTAACGATACACCATAGTAGGTATCGTCTACCGTAATAGCATAGATACCTACAATCCGGATTTCGTTGGCGATCGAGGCCAGTTTCGTGTTGTTATACCGTGTCGGTATATAGATCCGACACGTCTTACGCGCAATCAACTGCCCTGTATCGGTCTCATACAACGCGTCATGCACCTTAGTCGCGTCGCGTTTAAGTTTCGTAATGTCCATAGCCCACCTTGTATTAAACCGTTACATTAATCAGCGTGTCGCACACACAAGCTTAGCCACCCACTCAGTAACAATATCGATTACCGCTAATAACCCTGCCTCCCGAATAGATAATTCAGGGTTGGCCTTAGCCACAGAATCAATACGCGTTAATACCGTCTTAGCATTGGTATGCGGATACAACACATCACACACTAAACCACGGATACATTCGTAGAGATCTGAGATGCAGTCAATACTCACTAGCCCTAAGCAGTGCAGCAAACGATTCTGTAATGCTTCTGGTGAACGCCCAGCTAACCCAACTTCATCTAAAGCAACGATCTCTTTAGCCATTGAGATTTTAATAGCTGAGATAGTGTTATTATAGACATTGCTGCGCTGCGCTGATTTAACCATTGATGCACGGCTAGTCCATATAGCGGTATACTCTTCAGCCTTAGCTAAGAGTTGATCATAACCATCGTTACGGTCGCTGACCGCTGCACCAAATAAGATCTCTGGTGTGCCACCGGCTTTTAACCAATCTTCGTAAATATCGTAGTTAACGACTAATTGACCTAACTCAGGCGTACGCACCATGTATTCAGCATTAGGCGCAGGCCAGCGTTGTACTAGTGTCTTAGCGCGTCCAGTACGATCACGGGATTCAAACACACGGTTGATAATACGGCCAGTGTGGTTTACGACTTCAGCCATCAGCAACTCGTAGCTAGAGAGATTCATGTTAATCCCTTCCAACGGTGCGGCCGCTAATCGGCGCGCCATCAAATGCACCAACAGCGTACGCTTACGGCCAATCAATCCAGTGTCTAGTGTTACCATGCTATTTAGAGCAGACTCACCTTCTTCATCACGCATAGCCAACACAAAGAACTGCGTATAGACCTGCGTAACGAATTCAACACCGACTTCTTTAACAAACTTATCGATATCTGCGTCTAGCCGCGTACTACCTGTTTTCAGTAAAGCTAAGACAGCTTCGCTAGGTAACTGTGGATGGATATTAGCTCCTTCTTTAATTTCAAACGCAGCCGATTGGCTGTAAGGAGCTACTAGATCCGTTAACAGCGCGTTACTCCAAATCGCTTCGTATTTATCAGGTACTACGGATAGTACAGTGGCCATATTGTTTGGACGCTGACGTAGTTCCGCATGTACACTGTCTAACACGCTGCGTATTAACGGATTCACAACGTTTTTAGCTAAGTGTAAATCAAAACGTACTGCTTTGCTAATCACTTCGGTAGCTTTATTTAACGCGTCATCGTGTAGACAGCGTTTATCCATACCAACATTACCACTGGCTTCAGCCAATCGATAAACGATATCAGATGCGCTGGCTTGATCCACGTAAACAGGATCATCCACGAGTGTGTTGTATGATGCATTCATCAAATCACTTAATGGCGTATTACCGCTATAAGGTTCTAGTAACACACCGGATGCTGATAGTTTCTCGGCGAGTAATGCGGTAGCCGACACGCATGCTGACTTAATCATAACGGACTCCTGATTAATTAATTAAGTGCGAATATTCAGATTGTAATTTCGCTACCACCGTTTCACATAACGCACTACCGTACATATCTGTTCCTTGGAGCTGCGATGAAACCTCTTCACCCACAATTGCTGTTAACACAGATACGGCTAACTCGCAGGCATTAGCCAGTGTTAAATGGGTGGTTACTTCATTTTGTTTAGTCGACATATTAAGCCTCGTTAATTAGCGGTAGGGAGTATCCCTACCGCCTATAGCCAGTGTTTACTCAGATTCGTATGCAGCTACCATCTGCTTACCTAAATGGATTAAGAGCGAGTTAGTAGTCCCTATCAATTCAGCCGAGTTCACAATCCGCCGAGAGATAGAATCGTATGCAAATATAGCATCGATCAGTACCCCGTCAGCCGTCGTGTTCTCACCAGTCAACACGCGTCCGATGATGGATTTCATCTGGTGCGAAAACACCAATTTATCACCCACACCCATAGCCACGTCACCTGTAACATATACCTTTATTATAGCTGTATTGGATTCTAAAGGCTGACCTCCTACTCTATAGCCAATCTCTACACGACCGTCTACGGCACGCAACCCCATCTGCTTATTAAAGCGTCTGATGTTAGCGTCAGAGCGTTCAGCTAATAACCGTAAGGTGGTAGACATATCGTCTAGCTCGCCCGCATATAAAACCTCGATCTTATCAACCGTCCCAACCATCTTAGCTTTTGGTGCAGATGATGACAGTAAATCCAGTAAAGCCAGTGATTGATCGTCAAATATTTCGGTATTACCCTCACTTGTGTTGTGGAGCCTACATAAAATACTTTCAGGTTCTAAATTATCCTTAACACTGACCAAATTACGGACTTCTTGATCGAACGCTACCTTGATATACCGTACCTCAGTAGAGAGTGTCGTCATGCGCTTAGCTAACGCTGTAGTGATAGCCGACGAGTCTTCTAAGGTGTCCACAGACTCCCATAACACCACCCTAGCCATTAATGATGTCTTGAATATTACCTGACTAGGATCTAAGGTATCTCTAACAAAATACTGCTTGTTATAGATGAGGATATCACCGGCTTTTACAGTAGCTCCCACCTTCAGATCAGTAGTGACATCATGCGGGATAACATTACCAGACCAGATGCCGAATCGACGACCGATCTCGTAGTTAGCCACCTCACCATCACTATAGGTCACCGTAATCACTTTATCTGATAGTGCGGTCACCGTACCATCCACCCTCGCAGTCTTAGCGTACAAATCATCTGTACGATGCGCTAATACTCGCTCGTAGCCAGTACGACACGGTACAGGTGTATAGCCCTCGCAATGTGTCGTCTGTGAGTTCTGTACGGAAATAAAGTTAACCCGTTTAGGGTCATCTCGATCCGCACCTGGCGCGAGTAACATAGACGTACTGACGATCCGTGAGGCATTACCTTTATCCTCAGTCAACCGTTTAGTAGTGCCTCGTAGTGAGTTATAACACGGATCCGCTGTAGCGTAGGTCACGGTCGCTACGTCACCACTATCTTTCGTAGCCTCAGACACAGTACCCTTAGAACTTGGATGAAACACCCGTGCTTCCGCAGTCATCGACCGAGCTGTACGTCCGCCAGAGCCTGAATAAATAACCTCTTCTTTTTCACGTAAAGCGTGAATAGGATTGGATTCTTCAATAGGCATCACCGACTGGTCTTGTAGGATAGACATCCATACGGCCTGCGGGTTAAGATCTACAGCGGCGTTAGCAGTAGCAGGTCGGGAGGCGTAGCCACGCATTGCTTTGATGAGTTCAAAATAAACCATACCGGCAAAACGCTCGTAGCCTTTATCCCGCATAAAACTAATATCCATCTGATGCGGCGATTGGTCGGTTAGCAGTAACTCAGCACTACGTACGAATAACAACACTAAATCCGTAGGCTCACGCATCTCTTCTAGAATAGCGCGAGTAATGTGATCTACCCAGAGTTTGAACATCATGTCAAACTCACGCACCCACCGCACGCCTATGCCATTCGCATCCAATACGTTAGCGTAAACTTCCTTTTTATCAAACATGTAAATGCTATACCGTTTGATTTCACGGTGGTAACGCAAGAACCCGCCTAAGATCAGTTCGGACACACCCGTACGCTCTACGACTAATGTCTCGTCTTCAAAACGTATGGCGAACTCCGACTCACTTAAGGTTAGGTGCGCTCCTTTAGGCTCACGGCGATGTTTGGTATTTAGCGTAGCTAATAAATTACCTAGCCCTAACTGATGCGCTAGTACTATGCCCAACGGTATTAGCTTACCGAATATCCCTACTTCCGCTACGTCCACAGGCCGTGATGCGGTAGGGATACCAAAATAAGACTCGAAACTACCGAGTAATGTTACCCCAGTGTCCGTTTCGGTTAAACTTACCTTTAATAACTCACCTGCCGTGTTCATCAACAAAATCGCATCAGTCGATCTGGCTACTGGCACTAACATGACTTTAGCGGTAGCATGCTTCTCTATAGTGGACATAATGTCCAAACCAAAGGTTTCCAACCGTCTCCCGTAGTCAAAATAGAATGTATATTCTTTAGCTGTAAATGAACTAATACGCATCGCCAACGTAGTATAGAGACGCGGTAACGTATACTTAGAGTCGAATACATCAGCCATCTTAACATCGGTAATAACGTTGTTATTAGCATCAATCGCGATAGCAGTTACCTTATCCGCAATCCACTGCGCGTAATCAAACGCCGTGCGCTCTGACCGAGTCACAAACATTTTACTATAGTAACTAGTCAATGCCACTTTGTCTGGTGCTACTTTACGAATGGGAAGCACCCCATTCACGGTGGACCATATCTACACCCTCTCCTAAGAGTTCGGGTGCCTACCGTTTCGGCTAGGCTAACACCTAGAATCTTTCGATTACGTATCTTGGATACGCCCTACTCTACTCGCTTTAATCCCCGAAGGAACCATCTGGTTTTAGACAGATGTTATTATGCATGTCCTATGCACTAGCTTTCGATGGCCTCTGAGCACAACCCATATCTTTCGACTTAGGGTCTTCGCTGCGTCGATCATGCCTCTCTCTATCGTTTTGACCGTGCCTGATTGGAACATTACCCTACAGGTGTTACACTGCGTTTCTGCGTGTAAGTGGTAGATAGACAGATATGGCGTTTTCCCGCAATTAGGTAGGTTACTAATACCGTATTTCGACGGTATGGGGACCGGTGTGAACAGCAATATTTCTGAATAGGTTAGAACAGTACAGTAAATTCATTTACGACTTTACTGACCTCAGCGTCAAGATTTTTAATATCAGTCGTCCGAGGTATATTAAAAACCCTATAGACATCGGATGTTTGTTTAAAAACCCTTAACACACCATCAATTTTATACCAGCGGGCGTATGCCCGCTTTAAACGAGATATCAGTTCTTTCTCTACAGTGCCGTTACTTAAGCTCAGATACGTTAGTACAAATAATTTATGGCCGTGGGTGGCAGCCAGTAATTTTTTATACGCATCACGTTCTTTAACATTAGTAAAGGCCTGCTCGCCGCCAAAAGCGGCTACGGATTGGTAGTGCTGTATGCCGTTAAACTCAATAAGTATATCGAGTTTCGGCAGATAGAAATCATATCGATATAGATACGGCTTAATCCGATATTCTCGAATGTATTCGATGCCGTATTTTTTCAGACACGATTCCACAGCCTTCTCACCTTTAGATTCACAACAGAACCTACAACCTGTTTTTGAACTAACATGGCTGTTTGGTCTTAGTTGAAATGCACCGTGTGTCGGACAGATAATATCTACCGGTCGTTTATTACTCCGGTATACGACCTTACTATAGTCGTAACTATCGCCATGCACTTCTTTAGCATTCTTTATAAAATCTTCCGTAGATAACCGAGTGTCGTCTGTGTGACATTTTTTACACTTACAACCAGCTAAATGTGCTGCCGCGCGTTGTGTAAAATCACCGTGTATATCACACGTGATAATGACCGTAGATGCTAGGGTCTTAAACGCAACTTTATCATAACCGTATCGTTCACCGTGTACTAGCTTAGCTTTCATGATAAATGCTTCTTTAGAAACCTTATCTGCTTCTCTAGCACATTTAGGACAGTCGGTAGCTTTAATAGCGTGGCTATACATATCTTGCCAAAAAGAGCCATGGCGCCGACAGATTATCTCTACCTTAGTCTTAGCGTTTACGTAAACGACCTGACTATAGTCATATCTGTCACCGTGGATCTGTCTAGCTTTAGTGAGTAGCTTATCAAATTTACGCGCCTTAGTTATCTCGACATCACAGCTACTACAGCCGTGTTTTGACCAATAATGCTGTAACGGCGTCAATGTAATATCACCGTGTTTTTTACAGGTAATAGTTAACACGACATCCTTTTTAACGTACACCGTTTTTTGGTAGTCAAACCTATCTTCGAACTTAGCGCGAGAATTACGAATAAACCCCTCAGTTGTAAGTGTATTATGCGCGGCATTTATTAAGATAGCGCAGGCTGGACACCTGCTACCGCTTAAATGAGCGTATATCGACTGATAAAACACGCCGTGTGTGTGGCATTCAATAGGTATTTTATCAGAGGTAGTAAATGTCTCGGGTAAAAGATCGTAGTTATAGTCTTCGTGTGCCGATGGGCGACACGTAGCTAACCTATTCATGAAATATTGCTTGTTCATTATGTATAGTACGTTAGTTAGTCATACTATACTGGCTTTTAATCCCCTCTTTGTTTACGCATACGGTTTTTAACACCAGCGGCTTTAAACTGGCCGTTTTCATTTACACGAGGTAACTGGAACCGTAGTGTAGTTGGTTTACCCACTACCGGTATCACACTGACCGTATGGATATCGAATGAATCCGTAAAGTCATCTACCGGCTGTACCGTGTAGTTGTTAATAATAATACCCGCACGCTGTAGCTGCAATATACTCGCAGCAACGTCTTTGTGCAGTACTTTACGCACGTAGTCCGTATCGAAGTTCTTTAAAGAACTACTTAACATAGAGTGATCGTTTACCCCGGCAATATACTCAACCATTGGGTTTTTATCAGCAATCTGTAATTCAGCCTGACTCACCGTAGCCATTTGCTCCAAGGTCTCATTGGGATTAAATGGGTTTTTAATGGTTTTATAGCGGGTCGATAACTGCACTAAACGACGGTGTTCAGCCGCGCTTAATTTACCTGATCTGGCTAACGCATCAGCGGCTCGTACCACACCGCTGTCTAATGCCGTATCCGTTGGAGTATACGGCTTATAATACCCAGTCGATACAGATTCCGATTCAGCCCCTAGCCGCTCTAATGCCTCTAGATCCTTATCAATCTCTTTATCGCTATAGACTACCTCAGTCGCATCTACAATCTCATCATCAGCACTATCGTCCTTAGCAGCCGCCACCGCCGCTACGGCTTCGCTGATATTCCCTACTGGAGCATCCAGCGTCGCCTGCACCTGTGCCGTTAATGAATCATTACCCGCTAATGCTTCTTCCGCTTCATCACCCGTTAACTCACCTTCAATCTCAGGCTGGTCATTAACCTCAGGTTCATTACCTAAGGTCTCTACCACTGTAGTCGTTTCCGAGACACTCATCAGGAAACGCAGATAACGTCGTTTCAGCACATCAGGCTCTACCTTACCAGTCTGTACTTTTTGGTTAGCGTCTAGCGTATGATCTACACGCCATTTATTAACAGTACCTAGATTAAGTGCCGTCCATTGCCCAGCATGTATAAATAGTAGACTGACCCGATCTAAAATATTAGGATCCAGATGATGCATGATCGATTGATCGCGTTGTTCCGAAAGCCAAATATAAAGATCTAAGATCACGCGTAAACTATCCGTGTTAAACCGAGTCATAAACGACGCATCATGATGCGTGATACCATGCTCTAACCAACTCAACGGTGGTAACTGAGGCGGGAGCTGCACCTGTATGAAGTGGTGTCGCTCCGATGTGTTCGCTAAGCGGTTAATATTAGCGATAACCGTCCGGTGTAAGTTAGCCCACTGGTTATAGGGCGTCAGTAACGTTTTGGTGTAACGGTAATGCCGCGCAATCAAACTGTACGATTCAATTAAGAGCGACCGTGGGTTTTTGAGCATAGACGCATTATTAGTAATCCGTTTAAATTGCTTATACTCGCGGTGGTAAGCTGTGAGTAATAGCGCAGTCTGTACCGTCATTGCCATCGGGTCACCTAACCGAGCGGATGCATCCAACTCGGTAACGTGTTCTACCAATATATCGTTTTTAATACCTTGCAGTAAATCATCGTCCGGGGTAATCCCCGCATGCTGAGTATCTATATCCGTAAAATGATAAACACTGTTCATTGGCAAAAACAAGGTCGATAAAGCAGTCATTGGCGGTGCCACCAACTGACTTAGTTGACGGATCCCGTGTGCTCGGTAGAAATTACTAAAGAGTAGCATTTTAGTCCCCAGTCATATTAAACAATACTCGCTCTACGGTGTCTACCATAGGCGATGCAAAAAACCCACCACGCGGATTTAAGTAGGCATTAGGCTTACCTAGTAGCGTGTGAATCTCGGCAATAGCTTCGTCTGTATAAACGATGTTAGCAGATGCAGTATCACCGTCGAAATCGGCCGCAAGTAGCTTTAGTCGGCTAACGTGTGGGATTAAACTATCCACGAACACCGGCTCTATAAAGGTAGGATATTCGATAGCCGTGTAATCATCGCCCATCGGTAGCCAGTCATGCCCTAACTCTCTACGAACCTCACCTTTAACCGTGTTTTTAACATATGCGAATGAAGCGTAGATACTACCTACCCCCGTAACCGGATACCGTGTAACGAACATCCCTAGCGTGTTCCATAACCGATAACCGGCTACGTACATTAACTCGCACAGTGTGATGGGATGTACGTGTTTAGGATCTAAGCCTTTAGGTAAGTCATCTATATCGTTGAAGAACTTAAACGTAAGGTCAGGACCACGGTATACTAGACCGATATAATAGCCTTCGATGAGGACGGGCTTAAGTCGTACGTACACTTCCTTATAGCTATTAATAACACGTTCTAAACCACTGGTAGTAGACCATTTATCAATCGTGTCCGCATTAATTTTCACGTACTCGCGATGTAGCGTCTTAGGATTCACCAATAACGCCTCACCTTCCTTACCGGAGAATACCTGTGTTAACCAACCTGTCATCAACGCATGCTTAGTCTTAGGTAACGCGCCACGCATCAGTTGGTATAGACCAATACCCGTTTGATTAATCTTAGGGCTATTCAACTCACCCAACACCGCCGGACTAGTATCCATCGCAGTCAATACATTACGAGTGCCGTTGAAAATTCGACGGGCTCCCCATTTATCTTGCAAGAACCCACCTTTACCTTCGAGTAAACCGATGATATATTCGTAGATCTTTAAGAACGTAAGCTGTAGTGAATAGCGTGAGTTATCCAATATCTTAGTAGCCGGCCCGGCGTTCGGATTAATCGTATTACTAATACTGATCAACGATCGATAGAACTCATTAATCTCGCCTTCTTTAATACGTCCGTCTCCGTCGATTTGGACATCCCTTAAGCCAGCCGGGATAACCATGATCTTATCAGTCGTGGAGGATTCTTTAAACTTAGTAATGAACTTAATCCGTAAATCACGGATGTCACTACCCGTCCCTTTAAATACAATCTGTTTCCACTTCGACATAAACAACTGATAGCCGGTCTCACCGTGCATCGGGTCACTAGGCACAAAGTCATTGATAGTCTCATCCCATACGACGTAAGCTTTACTGGACATAATCTCACCGTAGAGACCCCGTAAGCGTAATAACTGTTTATAGACGTAAGGATGTAGGATTTCGGTTTTAATATCGATATAAGAGAACCGCGTGTCACGTTCATCACTGCCAGTACGACCAAACGTAGAGATAGAAAACAGGCCTTCTTCATGGAAATTAGTACTACCACCGTCGAATATATCGAGTACGCGGGTAGGTTTAGTACCGGCTAATCGTTCTTTAGTAGGTACCATCAAACTGATGTTAGCGGGTATGTCGGTGCGCTTCATCGCGTAGCCCCTTTAGACTGAATGTATGAGTTTAACCAAAAATCTAGGAATCGATCATGGCGACCAATGAATTTGAAGATCTAGGTGATTTTAATTTAGATCAGTTCGACGACGACGGCATGGGTGGATTTGATTTCGAGCCGCCCAAAGACCCCCGTAGTCCGACGAATAAAATATTAGGTGGATTTGTAGATGGTATTAAAGCCACGATTACAGATCCCAATACCACTACCCGTATCATTAAAGGCGTATTACCAGAAGGGTATACTCACGCATTAGACATGGTTGACGGTGTAGCCAGTAGTGTTAGTGAACTGTATAATGAGGCACGCAAAGAAGCGAAGCCGGTTATACGCGATTTAAAGAAAGGCGTAAAGAAAGTACTGCCTACGGCTAGTAAGATATTGCCTAAAAAGCTATCCGATAAATTAGCGGAATGGAGTAATTCAGATCCTGATCACCCACGCGCCACTGCCATAGATCCTGAGTCCAGCGAAATAGTCATGGGTTTAGGCTCTATCTTTAACGCGCACTTAGAGGCACAAAAAACCCGTGAGCTAGAGGCAGCTTCTAAGCAAGACATTAAGGATATTACGACGGCCAAACAGACTAGTACACTGCTAGGCCAGCTAGGATTTCTAAATGATTCAACCCGTAGACTGGTAGATTATCAAGATCAGGTTACAGCAAGCTACCAGCGTAAATCCTTAGAATTACAGTATCGTCATTATTTCGTTAGTCGCAAACTCCTCAACACCATGGAGCAGCACTTAGAGTTAACCCGTGCTTCGTTCGGAGTTATCGCTAAAAATACCGGGTTACCAGACATCGTTAAGTACACCAATCACGAGAAAATGATTGACCAACTCAAAAGTCAAATCTTCGGTAACGTTACCGAGCCGCTCAGTCAATGGTATCGCGGTATAGGTAAGCGTGTTGTCTCTAAGAGTAAGGCTGAGATAAAAACATTCTTTAGTGATGTTGGCGGTCATATAAATGACGCTGTAATGATGGGCGAGGCGGCACAAGACGGCATGAACGATGCCCGCGATATGCTAGGTGAGGAAGGTGCTAGAGATGCAGGGCTAGATATGGCAGGCGGTGCCCTAGGTGGGTTAGCGGCTAATGCCGTATTAAACCGCATGATCAAACCTATTAAGGATAAGATAGCTAGTCAAGGATTTATAGCAGCCTCAGATTATGCCCTGATGCGGAAAATCTCTAGAATGCCGGCTAAGGCTAGA